TGGTTCTGGTTATGGTTCTGGTTATGGCAATTAATAATATAGGCGCTGTTGCGAAAACTTACACCAACAGCCGTAAGTGACCACTACCGGTAGTAATACCGGTTAGTTTAAAAAGGTGGTCAGCCTAGTAACTGATGATTATACAGAAATACCATGTGTGGAGGCCATAGCCATAGAAGCACATTTCTGTATAATCATATTCTCTATAGCCTGTTCATTGTGAGGGAGGTTCGGGCTATTCAAGTACAGAAGTAAGTCAACGCCGACGCCTCAAGTAATGCTCTGTTGTATGCCAACATCACGAACGACTCAAGTGCAAGTGCTTCCTCTTAGTCCATCCTTTAAATAGGAAAGAGAAAATGAAATTCTCATTATTTTACATGGTAAGAGTGCTTAATTAAATTTAAGATTAGGTCTGCGCTCTTACCGCTAAAACAGTCTTTCTCCCTTTCAAGAAATGTTAATGGGGAGGAAGTGATTAATGCAAATACAGAAGGAAAGGAGGTGAATTATGAACACGAACGAACTCAGCAACTCTTCAGGAAAGGTCAATTTCTCCATTTGTGGTGAGACATGGGAATCTCCTTTTACGACGAAAGTCAAGGCGTTAAAGGAGGTTTTTGATAACCTCACTTATCGGGGGATTGATACATTCCGATTGACCGTTGATGGCATTTCTTATTCAGCGGTCGAAGACATTCCCGCAACATTCGCGGCAATCACTGTAGAACGTGATGTGAAGGGGGCGTAGGTAAAGTGGGGGATAAGGTGTCTAATCCTTTCTACACCTTATCCCCCCTTACATTTCTTTAGGAGGATATAAGATGGAGATAAATGAAACTACATTTCAAGATATAGCGGATAGCATTAGGAGAAAAACGAGAGAACGATACGGAATAGTAGATATATATGGAATTAACACTATGATATCTAGTTATATATATATGTTAAATCAAAAAGTTGCTGGATTACAACAGTTTATAATACCGCCGCAAATTCTCAGTGACATTTCTTTGGGGTTTACATTGATAACCTCAAATATATATAGTCTCCCGTTTGAATATACTCTTAAAACAATATCGTGCCAGACTAAAGGGTTATTGTATAGTATCAATGTCCCTATAAAGATAAAATCTACCCTCTGGTTTCAGTTTGATAAAAGTAAATTACAAGTAGTTCGACCCGGCCCCAATTTTCCCTCATTTCATCACTTAGAGACAACGTTCTGCTTAGGAACATACAAAATGGATTATAATAAGCGATTATCCTTAATTATAAAAGATTTCAAAAAGTTGTTTGAGGAGATAAATACAGATTCAATGAGTCCTAAATTTATAGAATTTGGGACTCCATTACAGGAAATTTTGGATTTATGTTATATAATAAAAGATCCCATAAAGAGAAAAAATAACAAAGAAAGAATTGATAAAACGATAACAATGATTGATAATGAAGTAATGCATATCTATGAACTTGAAAAGGAGTTGGAATAATATGAATGTGTTATATGACCGACAGAAAAATCTTGAAATGAAGAAGATAAATACCGCTACAATAGTGGGATGTGGAGGAATAGGATTTTGGGTAGGATTATATCTGGCTATGTCAGGATGTAGTGAGATTTTCCTGATTGATGCAGATACTTTAGAAGTCACAAACCTGAATCGCTTACCCTATACTTCAGAGGATATTGGTAAAAATAAGGCTATTGCTTTGATGGAGTTCATTAAGAGAGTAAGACCAGAATGTAATGTTATTCCAATTCAAGAGTATCTTACTCCTGAAAATGCTCCGGGACTTATAAGGGGAACTCATGTTTTCTCATGTGCAGATAAACACATCGTAGATGACGTATTATTTTCATTACAGCACTATGCAAACTTTGAATTTTGTCGGTGCGCTTATGATGGGAAATATATCTCGGTATCGGATACGATACCAATGAGAATAGGAGAACCAAAAGAAGGATATACAATTATTCCTTCATGGATTATTCCGTCAGCATTAACAGGAGCTATTGCGGTTCTCAATGCGTATGAGTTAAATCCTGAGAAAAGGGTTGAATTTCTTGGGGAAATGAGTCAAATCTCCCATAAGAAAATTCCATGTGATAAAGAAGAGCATTATCGCAATTATCTCTTAAAACAAATTGATAATAAAAAGATTCCCGATTATAGAAATTGCCAATATTGTGATAAGTGTACTGAGTGCACAAAAGTGGATCCTTATTACACTCAGCAAGATTTATTGAAGAAAATAAGAAATATGGAATACAATAATTATGGATGTTGTATTCAGTGTAAAAGGCCAACTATAGACGGTATAAAGGATGGAGCTTTTAATAATATATTTTATGCAGAAGACAACAAATCCAGGACAGATTTGGCAATGACATTGCTAAAATCTTTGATAAATATGACTCCAAGAAGTAAAAGAAAAATACGGGAATTTATTACAGAATGGGAGGCAAATTATGGAAGGGATAACACAACAGCCAATGCAAATGAGGAGTGAATGCAAATCATGTGGAGTCTTGTCTGGAGAACCTCAGGTGTATATTAAGGCAGAAGATTGGAACCTTCTGTTAACTATGGCGAAAGAAATGTCTAATGAATGGTTAGTGACCTGCAATTATAATGAGATCACAAAGACCATAGAATTAGGGGAACAACTGAGGATTCCAGAACAGGAAGTATCGGGTGTTTCTTGTGAAGCAAAGGAGGACTTGGGGGGAAATTGTTTCATACATTCTCATGTGGATATGTCAACATTCCATAGCGGAACAGATGTTGAAAATAGAAATGGGTATATCGTTTCTCTTGTAATTAACAAAAAGGGAGAAAGTTATGTTACAGTAAAGAGAACCACAGAATGCGGAAGATATATAATTACGGTAGGAAAATTAATGATACTATACCCCGTATATGGCAAAAAATATAAAGAGGAAATTGTTAATAAACTAAAAGAGAAAGCAACTACAAAAACTTATGCCGTCAGTAATTGGAGTTGGAAAGGATACGAAAACGACGACGAGAGATGGAAAAATTGGAATAGTAAAACTTCAGAAGAAAAAGAAAAGATACTAGACATAAACACTGATAAGGATGATGAACCCAAACGGATATGGTCAAACGATGGAATAGGAAAGTGTAATTGGTGTGACGAGAATAAGGCAGTATCTAACTATCATGGAAGTAAAATATGTCTGTCTTGTTGGGGTGGAACAGATAATGATAAAAAGAGTAAAAAAAAGCAGGAGCAATAAGCGTAAAAGAATTAATAGGCATAGGTTCTAAGATAAACAGAGGTAAATAACATGAATAATATAATAATGCTGATAATTCTTAGTATTGTAGTGGGCAGAATAATACTGAATTTCTTTTAAGAAGGTTATATAAAATATTATGTATATAGTCTTAATATTAAATATTTTATTGCTAATACTTATGGTAAAAAATTCTCAGTTACCTTTAAATTATATTGAGAAGTTAATATTGATATTAATAATGATTATAAATATATATTATTTAAGAGAGAATAGGAGGTAAAATGGCAAAGAGATTTGTAATAACAGGGAATAAAGTCTTTGATGTAAACTCACTGAAGTCTTATTCTCTAACAAGAAAGGAGGTTATTAAACTTCTCAAGGCATTTCCTGATGATAAAGGATTGAATGAACTTCATGAGAAATTTGAAAGTAAATATAGATTGTTTAAGAGTCTAGCAAATACGACTCTTATGCCATCATATAATCAACAGGAATTATATTATCATCAACGACAGGGAGTATTTCTTCTTGCTAGTTATCCCTTCAATATTGGAATTTTTGATGAACCCGGTGCTGGAAAAACATTACAGATATTAAAAGCCTACGAATTACTACAACAAGGTTATATACTTATTGTAGTATGTCCTAAAAATGCAATATCAGTTTGGGAAAGGCAGATAAAAAAGTTTGTTCCGACTTTGACATACACCATAAATACTACAGCAGATTATACTAATATATTAATATATAACTACGAACAGGTTGTCAAATTTATGACAACTATATATAATAGGGCATTGAATGAAAAAGTTATTCTATGTCTTGATGAAGTTCACAGAGTTAAAAATACTAATACAAAAGCATATAAAGATATATCAGTATTAAAGAATGTAGTTGATAGAATATGGGTGACGGATGGGACACCTATTGCCGACAGACCTGAAGATGCTGTTGGTCTTTTAAATATAATGACCGACGACAAGATTACTATGGCAGAATTTAGAGATGAATATATTAACCCTATTACTGGTGGGTATATTCATCTCGATAGATTGAAAGAAGAAATTGATAGGTTTAGTATTAGAAGATTGAAGTCTGAATGTTTAGACTTACCTTCTAAAATATATATTGATATAGATATAGAAATGGACAAGAAACTCAGAGATATATATGATAAGTTAAAGAAAGAGAATAGCAATCCTCTTTCGTTAGTTAATAGATTAAATATGTTGGTGAATATGCCCGATAATCATATTGGATATAATCCAAAGATTGATGCGGCTATGGATTTGCTTGAAGATTATCCGGGTAAGATCGTCTTCTGGAGTTATTATATTGATATGTTAAAAATCATGCAGGAGAAATTAAATAAGTGTCGAATAGGTAATGCACTTATATATGGAGGACAAAATAATAAAGTAAATGAAGAAGAGAAATATGCTTTTCAAAATGATGATACTTGTCGAGTTCTATTGGCAAGCATATCATATGCCAAGGAAAGTATAGACCTGAGTAACTGTTCAACATTTATATATATGAGTAGGGATTTCAAGAAAGTGAATTGGATTCAGAGTATTGAAAGGGGTGATAGAATAGGACAATCAAAGCATCCAAATATAATTGTACTGAAAATAAAAGGTACAACGGATGATTTGATTGACGACATATTGAAAGATAAAATAAAGTGGAGTGCCAAGATTACAGGAGATGAACTAAAAGTGTTACTTAATAAATATTAGGAGTAAAAATATAAAAGAAGCTTAAAAATGCGGTGGTAATATGAAACAAAAATTATGGAAACTCAAAAAGGAAATAACCATTATTAAATTATTACCTCCATTTCCAATATTAGAAAGAAAGTTAGTTCATATAATAACAGGAATAATAGAAAATAAATATCAGAAAGGAGAAAAGTAAAATGAAAGTAGAAGAATTTATGCACAAATTTTTAGTGATGCCGGAGGAAGAAAGAGAAAAAGTTGGAAGAGCATTATGGAATATGTTTAGTCCAATATCAATAACAACTATGCTTAATTTTCAAAATAACTGGAATGATAATAAAGCCTATGAAGAGTTTAAGATCGCACAAAACAAGGAATTTGAAACCTGTATAAGATGTAAAATGACAGAACTTGGAACTATGATTCGTAAAAATTTAGGTATGGAATCTTTTGACTTAGATAAAATATTTATTACTGCAATTTAGAAAGGAAAATAATTATGAAAACATTATCAATTATAGCAATTTTTATTAGTGGTTTTTTATTTGGGGGTTTATGTGAACAAGTACGGAAGTATAACTCAAAACTTTGCACTGCTATTATAATAAGTGGAATAATATATGCTTTATGTGCATATATGTGCGGTGTGACTATAAAATAAGGAGGAAAAAACGTGAAAAAGATTCTTGGAGTTCAAATTATTCCAGTATGTAGTAATGTGGAGAACAAGAGAGAAAAACCAAAATATACTTATCTTGGTATAGTTAAAAGTAGATATGGTTTTGTATTTCAGACTGTAGAGGAAGAAACTGAAAAACAATGCAAGGAAAAGATTCTTGAAATTGCGCAGAAAATATTAGAGGGGTGAAATGAAATGTATATCAAGGGGTTGACAAGAAGTCAAGTATGGGAATGTCTTGAATTAACAAATAAAAAGGTAGGAGGAAGTAATCTCAGATTTAATAGAGAACCAGAAAGAGTAAGTAAGAACTGGATTCGTTGCACAATTAGAGTAAAAGATTCCAAAGGTAAGTTTGCAAAGAGAGGATTTTCGGGACGAAGAACTTGCTCTGCCTGTTGGCATGGACACGGATATTTCATGGATACTCTGATTGAATTAGGTGCTGATATAGTAAAAACACGGGGAGGACAAAAGCATGTTGGGGGACAATGGAATGACTTTAATTGTGGAAGTATTATGAATCCAATGTATGCCTCAGAAATGTGTGATTGTGAGTAAAGGAGATGATATAAAATGACAAGTGGCAATCACATGGTTGATGAAGCAGATGAAATAGAAAGGAGGGAAAAGGCTGATAGATACTTAGAAATGATTGAGGAACAGGTAGACTACAGGTATGAATCGAGGATTGATGACCAGTTAAATGAAATAAATGAGGGGGGTTATGAGGAAGAAAATGCAAATGGTGACGTAAATATTTCTAATTATGGTTTAAGTTATGACTATTAGTATTTAATTAAAGGAGGAAATTAAAAATGGCAATTAAGATTACAAAAAGGGATGCATCTGAGAAAAAGGTAATTGATGAAGCGTCAACAGCAAAAATGAAACGCTTTATCAAAAAGGAAAAAGAGGCAGAACCACCAAAGGAAGAACCATTCCCGACGACAGAAGAAGCAGGTGAAGAGAATCCTGAAGAATTTGAGTTCAATCTCGAATCAGTTGTTCCTTCTGGTTCAACGGATGAACTCGAAAATCTTAATCAGGAACTAGATAACCTGAAAGAATCACTGATTGAGTATATATCACGGGAGAATGAAAAGTTGTCAAAGAAAATTGACGAAGCATCTCTTGGCTTGATTGAATATTTCAAGCCAATCAAGGAAATGTTATTCAATCTCTCTCAACCTGCGGCAGTTTCTCCACCAACTTTAAGAACTGCAAAGGTGATTGATACTACAGCAACAAACCCAGATAGTTCTCTTCGGCGTAGAGTCCTTGCGTTTATGATGAAACGCAAAGAGGTACTTGCAGCCAACAATTTCCCTGATGGTGGGGCAACCCTTGATGAGATTATAACTGGATTGAAACCGGACAATGTTCCAGGGACAGACCCCGCCTCTAAGAAAGCGGCTGTGTTCAATGCCTTAAACATGGAACCACAGATAGAAAAGCTATCTCGTGGAAAATACACAGTAAAGTAAATCTCAAACATCCTTTAGGTGTCGGTGCTTAAATAGATGTTAGTCAAGAGCTTCTCCTTTCTCTCTTGCTTTCTATAATGCCCGACACCTAAAGGACTTTAAGGAGAATATTATGTTAAGTATAAATTACAGTGGGAAACCAGAGATTATATTTGTGTTTGACCATCCTTCTCCTGCTGATTACTATAGCGGAAAATTACTTACAGATAGTATTGGAAGTATTGTTAGTGGAATACTTGAATGTCTTGATGTTTCTTATTGTGTATTGTTTGCTCTTGATTTTGTTCCTGAGATTAACGATAATAAATCTCTAAAGAAAAGTATGAGTCAAGTTGTAGATAGAATAATAGAACTTGACCCAAAAATTATAGTTACATTTGGGTCGAAAATTACTAAGGCATTAATCGGAACAAGAGAAGGTATTAAAAATACAAGAGGAGTTGTTCATACTTCTCATGGGTATAATATTCTACCCACATATAATCCTTATGAGTATGCAATCAACAATGACTTCAGTATCATTGAAACTATAAAGCAAGATATACTTCTTGCAGAGGAAATAGCAATAGGTAATGGTGAGAAGTCGGTTAGTAAAAACTATTATATATGTGATGATAAAAGTTCATTAAGAGATTGTGCTGGTTATTTTAAGGAATCAAACTTTGAATATATAAGTAGTGATTATGAATGTAAAGATGAAGAAATATATAAAGACAACGAGATTATATGTTGTGGTGTGACAGGAAAAGAAAATGAAGCGTTCTGTTTAAGATTAAATAATGATAATCCAGAACTTAATCAATATGCTTCCAAAATATTAACCGATATACTACAACATAAGAAATGGATTATGCACAATGCTAAGTTTGAGTTGGCTTGTAATCATTTGCTTGGTATTAACCCTTATCCTAACCATATATATGACACCATGTTACTTCATTACTTATATGATGAGAGATTGTCGCACAAGTTGAAAGATATTGTCAGACAAATGTTTCCTCAAGAAGGAAATTATGAACAGGAGATTCATAAATACCTGAAGAATAGCGACTATAGGACAATACCTTTTGATGTTATAGCTGATTACAACTGCCATGATGCTGACTTGACATTGAAAGTATTTAATAAATTGTATCCAGAGTTAAGAGATGGTAAGGAAATGGTACCATATGGATTACTAGAGCAGAGTCTTCTTACTTTTCATATCATTGAAAAAACAGGAATGAACATTGACTTAAACTATGCTAGAGATATTAAAGCAAAAGTTGATAAGATAATAAAAGATATGGAACATATATTATACAGTCATAAATTAATACACAACTTCAAAGCATCATACGGAACTGCATTTAATGTTAGTTCACCAAAGATGCTACAATATTTATTGTATGGTATGCTAAAGATACCTGTAGTAACAACTTCCAAGTTAACCGGATTGCCTTCTACTGATATGGAAGCAATAAACTACTGTATATCTGCCAGTCCAACTGAAGAAATAAAAGAAGTGTTATCATTTATCAAGACTATGAAAGAGTTTATATCAATAAATTCAAAAATATTAGCACCGATTGAGGGATGGAAAGGCAGAGATGGTAGAGTTCATAGCACTTATAATTTAGGAACGACCAAGACAGGTAGGTTAAGTTCTTCTGCTCCTAACCTGCAAAATATATCAGCCAAGGAAACAATATTAAGTATAGTTGATGGAGCGCCAGTTATTAGAAATATATTTAGTGCAATACCAGGACACAAGTTAATAGAACTTGATATTGCACAAGCAGAGTTGAGAATCTTGGCACATGAATCTCAGGACGCCAACCTTTTAAAAATATTTCGAGAAGGCAAGATAGATATGCACATGAATACTGCCAAGAAAATCTTTGGTGATATAGAAATAACAAAAGATATGAGGAGGGTAGCAAAGTCAATTAATTTTGGTGTAATGTATGGAATCACAGCACACAGGGTTTCTGAGGAATTAGAAGTATCTTTGGAAGATGCTCAACAGTATATTGACACATTTTTCGCATCGTATCCGGGTGTAATGTACTGGATTACCTCCGTACTCGATGCGTGTGTTAGAAATGGATTCTGTGTGTCACAGATGGGCAGGATTAGGAGGTTCTCAGGTGCGGATTTTGATGATTATAAGGAGGGATGGAAAAGACAGGCGATAAATCATCCGATTCAGAGTTTGGCAAGTGACATTGTATTGGTGACTGTAAACAAAACTTCAGGGTATTATAAGATTGTAAATGAAGTGCATGACTCAATCATGTATGAAGTTCCAAATAACAAAGTAAAGGAGGCAATAAAAGTATTAAAGAACTTAGCGGAGATTGAAGTTCCAAAAAGTCTTCCGTTCAAGTTATCTGTTCCGTGGTTATGTGATATAAAAATAGGAGAAAGATGGGGAGAGATGAAAGATGAAGAAAAAATTTAATAAAAAATGCCCGGCTTGTCATGGTGATTATGAAAGAAGAGAAAATAAATTAAGTTGTCCATATTGTCTTCAGGGAAGAATATATAATGAGCATGATTATTATTCTACTCTTGCAAAATTAGGAAATGAGAAAAGAAAGCAAAAGAATAAACCTTTTAACTTTCATAATATAGATACTTGTGCATCTGTAATCTTTAAATATTTAAATGCTCCACAAATAGTATATAAACATATTATTTCTGGTGTTAAAGTAGAAGAACAGAAGAAACAAAAAGTTGCTGAAGTATTGAAAAGAATTGAGAATGTTGAACAGGGATTAGTTCATCTCACTATTAGAGTTAGAGAACTTGAAAGAGATTGTGTTCATAAGTTTGGAGCTAATACTGTTATAAGGGAGAAGGTGATTGCAGATATTAAAAACTTAAAAAGACAAATTGATTTGGGTGTCATAAGTATATTTTAAATATACGAACAGGTGTTCGATTATTTAGCCCCGAAAGTTTATATTAATATATCGAACAAGTGTTCGTAATATTTCGACAAATAATATTATTTTTTGGGGCGTCGCCCCCTCCCCCATAACCCCCTCCCCGGAAATTAAAAAGGGAGGGGAGGGATAAAAAAACAAGCAAACAAAAAGACAAATAAAAAAATAAATAAACAGATAAATATATAATACAGTATATAGAGAGGAGAGTAATAATAGTATAGTATTGAAACAATAAAACAATCCTTTCCCTCCCCGGCCCTACTCGGGCCTGGAGTAGGGGAGGGAAAGAATGCGTTATACTGTTCCGATACATACAGAAATTAAAGGAGGTTGAAAATATGAACACTTGTAGTAAAATGAGAAAGGTGGATAACCCCTATGAAATCTGGACTACCCAAGACGAATCCTGGGAATGGAGAGTTCTAAAGAAATATCAGACGCCTGAGAATGAGGCCAAGAATCCTTATGCTAGATGGTTCTGTGCAGTCAAGAGTCCAATGACGCTAGGTTCTTGGGAATATGGTGACACTTATGTCAAGGATATTAAACAAGTAGCATTTAAAAAGGAGATGAACGGAAATGGAAAAGGAAGAGATTAAAAAATTAATTGAAGAAAAAGAGTTTTCTGCATTTGAGGTAAGTGCAGCGTACTCTGCTGGTTACACTGATGGTATTGAATTGGTTACAAATTTTTGGGATATGGGAGATATACCTGAGCATCTTAGAAGTTATTTTAATCAGTTAGGACTTAAAAAGGGATTAGAATTTGTAAAATTTCTTGAAATAGAAGGAAAAGAAATTATTAAAATAATAGGAGATGAATGAAAATGGACGAGTTTAAAAATCAATTTGCAATCAAGGAGTTCTCTAAAATAGAGATGGCAACTATATTTAGTCAGGGAATGATTGAAGGAATACACTTACTAGCAGATGAAATAGATTTGGCACCTATATCTGAATCCTTACTCTTTTCACTTCTAAAAACTGGATATGACAAGGGATTAAAATGTGCAGAGTTTATGAAAGAGCAACGTGATATGCCTTGTAGAAGAGACAGAAAAATTTGCAAAGGATGTTGGATATGCACACACTAAAATATGATGGAAATTTTGATAATAAAAATAACATTGTCCATATTTCTTACAAGAACCTAACATACAGGTTGACTATCAAAAAACTGCCAATTACTACAGCAGATAAAACAACAGGAGTAAGATATACTGATTTAAAATGGGTAGGTTATGTTGAACTGTTTGATAATATCACAGGTAAAAGACAAAAGAGATTGATGGGTAGTTATATAAAACCAGCAGAAGGATTTGACGAAAGGAAGGATGCAATCAAGTCATACTTTGAAACAATCAGATGCTTGGCCTACCTAGAGAACATCTTTATTCGCGAATTAAATCAGAAATCTTGCACCCCAAGGCTAAAGAGATCAAGAGTAATTCACGCAAAGAAGGTATCTTGATACCAGCATCTATCACTCTCATTCTATTGTCATTGATTCCACATGATACTTCCAAAGTATCTGCACTAATACCAGATAACTTACGAAGTTCCCTGACACGAAACGAAATGTTTACTCGTTTGAATAACTCTTCAGTTGTAAGTGAATCAAAGTTTGCCATGTAGAAATTATATCAAAAAAATATTTTTTACGCAAGCAGGATTTTTAAAACTTATGTCGAATAGAAGAAGATGAAGAGGAAAAAATCATGCTTTATGAAAGAAGTTTTGAACGAGAGTTCAAACGAATAACAGCAATAAGTTGGAATCTAGAGGATATATCAATGGGTTATATAGGTAAGGGTAATATTCAGGGTATTATACCAAAACCATGTCCTAGTTTTAGAAAGTTTTTTTCTACTAAGCCAAGTAAATCTACACGTCTTGGGCCACTAAGAAACATTGGGGATAGATTAGATAAACCTGATACAACTGAGTTAAACAAAGTAATATATGAAAAGAAAAGAAATAAAATAAAAAGAAGGAAAAGAAAATGGTGGAGAAAAAATAAGGAGGTAAAGGAAAATGAAGGTAGTAAAAACAAGCAACAAAAAAGAGAAAGAGGTAGAGGTAAAGGATGATTTAAGAATTGATCCCACAAATATTGATTATGAGATTGAGAACAGCGCATCAGCTTTATTCTATCATGGACAGATTGTAGCTTATAAGGAAAGGGAGATTGCTTTAGCTGAACTTCAACTAAAAGCTGACAAAAGGTATCTGTTTCTTGATTTAAAATCAAAGAAGAAGGAGGATAAAGTAACAGAAAAAGAAATTGAAGCTATGATGGATTTAGACGAGACACTCTTAAACCAACAGGAAAAACTCATTGAGTTACGCTATCAACTATCACTTGCTATATATAAATACGAATCTCTGAAAGAAAAGGGATTTAATATCAGAAGTATATTTGATAGAAGGAAAGGAGAATAGGATATGGAAGTAGAGAAAATAAAGGTTGAACAAGAGACGACACTAAACATGGGCAATTACGAATCTGTTAAACTGCGAATTGGTGCTGAAGCCAGTGGAACAGAAGAGGAGTTAGCAGACCTACATGAGGTTGTTGTTACCCAATTGTATGATTTACTTGAAGCAAGTAGAGACTATCATCAGGAAAGAAATCTTGGAACAAGAGGGTGATTAGTGTGAGAAAGAAACGTGTAATGTCTGAAGAACACAAACAAAAATTACAAGAAGGAAGGAGTAAGAAAGCACTTAGTAAATTACATATCAGAAAAGGCTATATCACAAAGGATACTTATGGTTGGACATTAACATTGACCAATGCTGGAATATTACACTATGGTTCACTTGAAAGATTAATGAAGTCTCTTCCTGATGAATATTTAAAGTCATCAGAATTAAATTCATGGGAGGATGTGAAGAAAGTTCTTGAGAAAGTTCATATTGACTTAGAAAAAATAGCAGATATTATAAATTGTAAGGAGGATAAACATGGAGGCACAGACATTTAAATTGCTGCAAGACTTATCAACTAAGTTGGGTGTGACTGTTGAATATCTATGGAAAGTTCTGTTAGTTCAAGCAAAGATAGAATGGATGTTCTTCTGTTATATTTACCCAATCCTCATTATATTCATAACTATTCTTTCTCGTAGTTGGCTTAAGAGTTATGAAAAATGGAAAAAACAAGAGAAGAATTATTTTAATAGTGAGTTTGACACAGCATTTCTGATATTAAAAGGCATATGTTGTATATTTATTATAATATTTGTTACTATCTCTTTTTTTGTGGGTCTGCCAACAGCAGTAACAGCATTATTTAATCCTGAAGGATGGGCCTTAAATGAAATATTATCAAGAATAGGGAGGTAAATCAAATGGCTAATATGCAGAAACTTGAAAAGAATCTGGAAAAGAAAAGGGTGTATGTAAACTCAACGAAACTTATATTCAAAAGACTCAATGACCTGATTGATACATATGGAAGTGTAACTTGCAGGTTCCTTCCTGATAATGCCGAGAAGAATCCGGACAATATTGTAATCAAGGGAACCCATTTCATCCCATTGAAAGTGAAAAACAAAGATAACTTCACTGGAGAGATTACGGAAGATATTGCCAAGAAGGCAGAGAGATGTCTTCAGACATATGAAAAGCCCTGTAGTGTATGCGAGATTGTTGAGAACTTGGCAGAGTCAGATGATGAGGACATCCTTACTGTAGCTCAGGATATTCAAGTGAATTGGTCATGGTGTATAAATACTGTGGTGAGAGAACTTACTGGAGAGATAGGTGAGAAGAGTGTTGTGCTTGATATAAACAGTATCGGAGCACAAAATAAACTCAGAGACTTGCTAAAGATGGACGAGAACGCCTGTGATTTACAGAAGGGAAGGGACTTAATCTTCTCCAGGAATCCTAACAATCGCCATATTGAAGTGACAGTAGCGGATAACAGAAGCCCATTGTTCTCAACACAGAAAGCTATTGATGATGTTGTAAACAGCCAGCCTAACCTTTCCAAGTTGGGATTGAAGAAGGTCAAGACCTATGAACAGTTGAAGAACATTGTAAAAATTTCTCTTGCAACAGTATATGACCTGCAAGTTGAAGGATAAGAAATGGGAGGAAGTGCAATGAGTCTTACCGGTTCAGCTTTTAATGATTTGCGTTTCTCTAATTCAATTGTTACACAAATTATGGATGCAGGTGGCACGGCAGAAGACTGTGTTGTTGCTCTAGTTGGCTTAAATAATGAACTTATGGGTCATATAATTAAATTGGAAGCAATAGCTCCGCGTAGATATAGACTACAAAATGGAAATGTAATGGTATGGCATTGTCCCGATGAGTTTATACCCGAAACTAAATTCTTTGGATAAGGAGTTGTATCTTGAAGAAATTAGCAAAGAAAAAATGGGGAAAGAAAGAAGAGAAACCAATAATAACTGTGCCGGATGACCCAAAGTTTCTTCCCGCATTACAAGCAAGGATAGCCGGAATCCACAATGATATTAGTGTGTCTATAGATGAAACTAATGTAGCCTCATCTATAGATTATTTCCTGCCCTCAAGTTCTTTCATGCTTGATATGGCTATGGGATATGGCTATCCGTCTTCAAGAATCATTGAGATAGTCAGTGAAGAAGCAAGGGGTAAGTCCTTCCTGGGTCTGGCTGCTATTGCACAAGCTGAATTACTCGGGGGTGGAGGTCTAATCTTGGATACTGAAAACAAGTATTCCCCTACTCATGGAAAGGATTTGGGTATTCATATTGGTGACAAAACTATCTATGCTCAATGCAATACAGTCGAACAAGCGTTCGATATACAGGAAGAATTTATAAGTACCGTTGGACAATTTGATAAGCCTTATGTTATACTATGGGATAGTGTAGCCGCTACGGGAAGTGATTCTGAAGATCAGGATGAAGACCAACACACTTCTCACCCAGGTGGAATCAGTAAAATACTAGGTGAACAACTAAGACGAAGGATAATAAGAAAGGTTGCAAGGAAGAATATATATCTAATATATATCAACCAACTAAGATTCTCCTTCGTCAAAGTGAAATGGGGGCCGCCCAAAATGGTATCAGCCGCAGGTATGGCAGTAAGGTATTATGCTTCTGTGAGAATCAAGTTGGATACAACTGATACTATTCCCGAGAAGAGTTCTCATCCATTGGGAGTTTGCTGTACCGCAAAGGTTATCAAGAACTGTGTCTCAATGCCATTCAGAACTGCTGAGTTCAATATCATGTTCAACACAGGCATAGACGACGAGATGTCCATACTTGAATTTCTTGTGAAGCAGAAAGTAGTTCCCTATAGTGGAGGTTGGGCTGAATACAATGAGAAGAAATATAGATTGCCTGACTTGGCTGAACTCTTAAAGAATGACCCAGGCATAAAACAATCCTTTACCAATAGTTGTTTTGAAATATATAATAGAATAGATGGGAGACTTTAACGTGGACAATACTAATAATCAACTACCTGATTATATTACTAATGATATAAATACAAGATTTGATAAAGCAGTTGAGGCTTGTGGGTTTGATGTAACAAATAAAGAAGAATTACGAAAGGAGTTGATTGACAAAATTTCTAAGGGTGGATACATACCTAACATTGATATAGGAATAAATCCAGACATATTAAAGATTACAAAATTTAAAGCAAAAGGAAAGTTAAGATGAAACAAACATTAACAGGTGCAGAAAACTTCCTGTGTTTGATGGCCGCTAATGTAATTATTAACTTTGAAGATATAGAATACTATGACAACTTGATTGGCAATCCTTATATTGATTTTATCCTGTCTAAATATAAGGAATTGGCAAGAACAGAGAGGGAAATAACTGAGGAAGAGTTGTCTTATGTAGTAGGTGAGGGAATAAAAACTAATGACGACCCGTTTGTAATAGAAGAATATCACAAATATATTGAAGAAATATTTTTCTGCATTAGTACTATATTCAACGGAGATTTAGAGGAGGAATATCTACACACAACATTCAATGAGTTTTACAAGAAGAGAGCTATGCAATCATTGATGTTGGGTGAGGGTAATCTACTTCTCAACGATGGTAAACTTGAAGAGTTGAAACTTAAAATGGATACTATTTTGAGTTCAACAATCATGGATGACAACTTGGGAACAGGATTCATTGAAACATTAGAAGGTCGGGCAGAGTCATACAAGAAGCCCGACTATATGCAGAGACAACCAACAGGATTCCCCTCTCTTGATAGGGTGATGCGTGGAGGATTAGGTGATGGGGAACTCGGGATTGTGCTAGGCGCACCAGGTATGGGCAAAAGCATTACACTCAATACCATAGCAGTAAATAATATTATATTAAATAACTTTGGTATATATTATTCACTCGAAATGTTGGAGGAGGAGATATTAAGACGAGTTGATTCCGCAATAAGCATGATTGATTATTGGCAGTTGGGTGACAAGATAACGAACTTGGTTGGAAGTGTCAAGAATAGATTGAAGAAATTGGACAAGGAATTATTTGTAGCAAAATATCTACCAACAGGTGAGGCTACAATAGCTGACTTAGAAACACATTTAAAGAAAGTGATAGCAAAATATAATAAACCCAAATATATAATCATTGACTACGGAGATTTGTTGAAAGGATTTGGGAAGTTTGCAAATGGTTATGAAGAACAGGGATGGATTTTCAGAAGGATAAAAGGATTGGCATTGAAATATGATGTGCCTATCTGGAGTGCTACTCAGGCTACACGATTAGCATTAAGCAGGAAAGTAATTACGATGGAACATATAGCAGATAGTATTGAGAAAGCAAGAGTAGCCAATTTCATTGTTGCTTTATGTCAAACTCCTGATGAGAAACCATTGAATCAAATGAGATTCTTTGTAGCCAAAGCAAGAAATACCATGAGTGGGATTGAACTACCAATGAAAATAAAATATAATCTCGACTACATTACTTGCGATGAAGGCAGGTCATTATCTGCTGAGTATGAACAACAAACTTCAACTCAAATATTAAAAGGAAAAATGATGAAGGTAGGTGTATAAAATGAAACACAATTTATATGTTGGATTGGATTTGTCATTGACTAATACAGGATTAAGTGTAATAACAAGAACTGGAACTTTATATATGATAGAGTCAATCAATGCAAAGGAAAGACGAGGAGAAGAAAGACTTGATTATATAACAACTGAAATGAGAAATTGTTTTGATTGTTTTCGCAACCTAAATTCAATGTTAATATATATTGAAGGTTATGCAATGGGAGCAAAGGGAAGAGTATTTGATATTGGAGAATTGGGTGGAGTTGTAAAATTAATATTATATAGACATAATTGCAATTACAAAGTAATCCCACCAACAGTATTGAAGAAGTTTGTAATTGGAAGGGGGGCAGGAGAAGGAACAAAGAAAGAAGATATGAAATTATTTGCGTATAAGAAATGGGGAATGGAGTTCGATAACAATGATGAGTGTGACGCTTATTGCCTTGCAAGATTAGCATTGTTTGAAGACAGAGGAATAAAATGAAATATGATGAATTTTTTGAAAGATCATTTGGAAAACGTCCATGCACCAAGGAGGAAGAGGCAAAGATAAAAGAGTTTGGCCCTGGTGAATGTTCAGCAAGAAAGTTATTACATAAGACAGAAATATGGGATGCACAATACATAACTGCATTAACCGGAGTAATGATAAATAAAATATTACTATTAGAAAGGATGATAAAACAATGAAGTATATTATTATAATTATAACAGTTCTTTTGGTTGTTGGTTCATTCGCGAGTATACTTGCGATACCAATTTATACAGGAACAAAAATAAATATATTGCAACCTGCGTCTCCAATTTCAACTGAACAATTATATTTAAAGAGTTGGGAGATTACCACATATAATATGGTGATTGAATTCGAAGATGCAAGTGGCAAACAATTAGAAACGGTAACAATCGAAAGAGTGAATGGTAGGTTAGTAATAACTACAACTTATTAATTTACAAATGTGTGGGAATGGCGAAATTGGTAAACGCATTGGCCTCAAGAGTCAACGCCCGTAAGGGCTTGGGGGTTCGACTCCCCCTTCCCGCACCAAAAATAGAGAGGAGAAAAATAAATGGACGAAAATATTTTAATGACAGAATCAGATATTCATAAATTATTAAATATTAATAAGTCAAAATTAAGGGAATTTATAAAACATTTTATTGCCAATTTTATGTGGGAAAATGCGGGTGCATTTGATGTTGTATATGATTGTAAAAATTGCAGGTCTAAACAAGCATTTAATTTTCAACAACCAATGTGGGAAGATAGAATAGTTGATATACTCGTAGAGCAAATGGAAGCATTTCTTTGTAACTTAAATAAAATTTTATTAGAAGAGAGAATGGAAAGTGCAGGAAAAATATTAGCGGCAAAGGCTACTATACGCGAGGAAATTACAAAGCTATATAAGAAATTAGATGACATCAGGTTAGAATGAATACAATAACTAAAAGTATAATAACAAAAGCGCAACAGTCTAAATGCAGATATAAAGTTGGAGCTATTGCCTTTGATGACAAAGGAGATATACTTGGAGTGTCATGTAACAAACAATTCTTGTCAAAGACGGGAGGTAGTATTCATGCGGAGATGGTATTGATAAGAAGATACAAGACTTTGATTAAGACTATTGTTATATGCAGGACGAACAAAACTGGAAATCTTTGTCCAATAAAACCATGTAATAATTGCAGTAAAGTTGCAGAGAAGATGGGAATAAAAATAATATCAGTAGAGGAGGAGAGGAGGTCGCGTGATGGAACAACTGCCCTTACTTGAAAGAACGAGAGCCGTAAAAGATTTCTTGCGTGCAATTTACGGGAAATCCAGTGATCTAGCGATAGCGACGAGCAGTTATGTGGAAGTTTTAAAAACCGCAACGACTCTGATTTATAGTCTCAGGTCTGAGGTGGATCAACTGAAGGCGGAATTACGGCTACTGTCTCCTCCCGCCACCATCATGGCGGAGGGGGAACGGCCAGAAGGGCAACGTTTTTTGAGATGCTTTAATTCTCCAGGAGAAGGGCCAGAAAAATATTTCTGTAAGAAATGCGGGATGTGGCACCCCATGCCAACGGAGAACGCACAGCCAGAATCCGGGCCAAGGGCGGCAGAATGAGAATACTTATAGCGTGTGAAGAAAGTCAAGCTGTGTGTTGCGCTTTCAGGCAAAAGGGACACAGGGCTTTCTCGTGCGACGTTCTGCCCTGTAGTGGCGGGCATCCTGAGTGGCACATCCAAGATGATGTCAGAAATCACTTGGCCGGGTGGGATATGATAATTGCATTTCCACCATGTACTCATCTTTGTTCCTCCGGCGCTAGATGGTTCAAGCTCAAGGCAAAAGAGCAAAAAGAGGCTATTGATTTTTTTATGGTGTTTGCAAATTCAGATTGTCCAAAGATTGTTATTGAAAATCCGGTGGGGATAATGTCAACAATTTTTCGGAAGCCTGACCAGATTATTCAACCTTGGCAATTTGGGCACCCAGAGACAAAAGCAACTTGCCTGTGGCTGAAAGGTGTCCCCTGCCTAAAGCCAACTAAAATAGTTGATGGCCGGGAACATCGGATACATAGAATGTCGCCCAGCCCTTATAGAGCAAAGGAGCGGAGTAAGACATATTCAGGAATTGCACAAGCAATGGCAGAACAATGGGGATGAAAGCCGGGCTAGGTGCGGAGATAAAAGAGAAAGTGGGGGAAGAGTGATGGACGAAAGATGTGAAACTTTTCTGGTTGAGTGGATTCAGGATTATACAAGAATACCACTGGACGGAGCAGTATATAGGTCTTTAGTTATTACTGTAAATCAAATTATAAGTATTGCTGTCGAAGATGAGTTATTACAGCAAGGCAAGATAAACGACCTCAAGCAAGAGAATGGGCGTCTGAAGAAAATTCTCAGGGATATAATTATGCGGTTCGGTCGTTGGAATAATGAGACAGGGGGTTACGCCTGTTATGAGCATCCGATCCTTGGGGAAGCACTCGCGGCTCTTGGATTTGAGGACATACTTATAGTGCCTGAGTTATGGTGCGACGAACCGGCAGGAACATGGTGGAGTCCGTATTGGTGCTTTAAGCATAATGTCGAGAGAATGAAACGAGTTGGAAAACAATTAGAGGCACTATTGAAAAGAAGAGGATTAGAATAAAGCGAAGGCAGGACTGCCGCCCACCGTGGCGGAGAAAGGGGAAAGTAATGAAAATTATTCGTAATTTAAGTGTACCTACTGGAAATATTCTTGTGGTTGAGGGTGAATTTGGAAAATTAGAAATGCTTTCCCTTGGAGATTATGGAAAGAATGTAAATGTAAAGTGCGACTGTATGGGTTTAACAAGAGAGATTGAAAAAGTTAGCCATTGTGATCTTCTGCCACTTACAGAAAAGTGGGTACTGACAATTAGTACTCAGTATGGTTGTTCTATGGGATGTAAATTTTGTGATGTTCCAAAGGTTGGCCCTGGAATAAATGCTACCTTTAATGACCTAATAAAACAAGTGTTAACTGGAATAAAATTGCACTCTGAAATTCAGAGAACAAAGCGATTGAATATTCATTTTGCCCGGATGGGAGAACCAACTTGGAACCCAAATGTGCTCGATACAACGAAGTGGTTTAAAACACACATAGATCCTGAGTATAAGATACACCCCGTTGTTTCAACTATGATGCCAAAACATAACGAATGGTTGAAGACGTTTGTACATACGTGGATGAGGATGAAAAATCGTCTTCTTCAAGGTGAGGCTGGATTACAGATTTCTGTTAACTCCACCAATGAGGTTGAACGTGCAGAAATGTTTAATGGTAACTGTCATACGCTTGAAGGAATAGCAAAGATTATGGAAGACATCATTCCCGCCGGACGTAAAATAACATTAAACTTTGCTCTTGCTGGATATGAAATTGATCCAGTAAAACTTTTAAAATATTTTGACCCCGACAACTATATTATTAAGATTACACCCATGCATAAGACAACACAGGCAATCATTAATGCTATTTTAACGAAAGGGGATTATACCACTTTTGCACCCTACCGGGAAGTGGAAGAAAGGTTAAAGGCTGCGGGGTATGATGTCCTGGTATTTATAGCTTCGGAGTATGAAGATATGGGGCGTATAACTTGTGGCAATGCTATACTGAGCGGGACATCTCCTTTATGCCATTATAAGGAGATAGTATAAAAGATAGGTTAGGTGGTATAATATGACAAAAACAATATATAAAATTCTTCTATTCGCGCAGATAGGTATAGCTTCATGGTATGGTTTAAATGGCGGATCAGGAAACTATACTGCAAATGGAGAGAGGTTTGATCCATGTTCAATCAATACTATAGCAAGTAATACTATTCCCCTTAATTCATGGGTGGAGGTAGAGAATATCAGTAATGGTATTAAAGTCAAATGTAAGGTGACAGATAGGGGAGGATTTACAGAACTTGGAAGAATAGCTGATTTACCTTTTGGAGTAATGTGTGTTCTCACTAATCAGAGATGGAGAATAAAATCCTTGAATAGCAGAGGATTACCGGGATTGATTAAAGTAAGAATAAGGAGGATAGTTAGATGAAACTATGGGTTATTGCAGATACTCATTAATTTTTGGGGAAGAAGAGGAAGAATTTATTCCGCTTGAAGAATGGAATAAAAAGTTTGAAGAATGGAGGAAGAAACGGGATGAGCAGATGGCATTATAATTTGTGGTGGGAATTTAAAAGAAGGTGGTATGTTAAAAGAAGGAAGGTTATAAAAAGAATAGAGGTATGGTATATTAATCTATGGGTTAAAGTAATTCCGTCAATGGTAAAGATATTTTTATATAAACAATGGAAGAGTGCTCAAGCCATAGACACCACCTGTCATATATGCAAGAATGAGAATACAAAATTATATGCCGATAAACATGGAGGTTATGTATTTCTATGCGGAAATTGTAATAGAATGTACGGAGCAAAAGAATGTATGATGAACTTGGATGTAATATCATTTACCGAATTCAGAAGAAAATGTATGTATGAATATGAAATGGAAAGGAAGAAATGGCAAAATACTCAAAGAATATCACAAGGTTGGTAAGTTAACAGAATGATTATATCAAACTATGAATCAAATATAGAATATATTAAAAAAAGATCGTGGGTATTATGTGTTAAATTAAGAAGAAGATCATGGTTACAAAAATTATTTATACTACCAAAGATTTTTATTCAACATTTTAATATATTTTATCCCGCATCATCATTATTTGAATCTATCTACATGACTTGGTCTATGAGTATGTTAATATTAGGAGGAAAGGAAGTAGAAATAAATGATAACATCAATAGAAGCATCAATAGGAGCAGGCAAGTCAACAATACTCTATCATCTCAAAAAAAGTTATGAGGATATAGAAGTAAAGTTAGAACCATACAAATTGAATAAAGTTCTTCCATTATTCTACAAAGACCCAGAGCGTTGGGCCTTTGCCTGTCAATTAAACTTTCTGTTATTACGAGGTAAGTTACTTGAACTTCTTTTTATGAACTCTTTGGGAGGAGAGGACTTCATTGTTGAGAGAACAATACTCAGCGACAGGTTCACTTTTGCTGAGATGTTATTTGAGGATAAGAAGATATGTCCTGAAGAATGGGATTCATACTTGACCCTATTCAAAATATTTACACCAAGAATACCCGACCTTGTATTTTATATTAATGAAACGGCAGAGAATTGTCAGAAGCAGATTATGAAAAGGGGCAGGGATATGGAGAAATTCCTGATGACCTCCGAAGGATTAATATATTTAAAACAACTGGAAGCAAAGCATTGGCAGAACATGAAGAAACTTGGCAAGAAGATAGTTATAATGGGAGGTGATAAAGCTGATATACCTCTACCAGAATCCGCATCAGATAGGGCGGCCTTGATTTATGACTATATCAAAAATTACAAAAAAGAATTGGAGGTGAAAGAAGGAGTTTAGAAACTTATGTCGAATAGAAAAGAAAAAGGAGGTAAAGAAAAATGACAACAATTAAGGGTGACAATCTACCAAACATCTTTCCACGAGAGAAATGCACAGGGGTTGCAGATTCATGTCCTTTGGATGCTAAAGGGATGAAGGGTCACAGACACAGGGACGCAGACGGAGAACTTCATGCCAAGAGTGGGGCAACTCATCTGGGAACTTTGGAAGATACCTATGGGGAAATCTCACCGAAGCCCGATGATACTCACCTGAAGAAACTTCGTATCGAGACAGGAGAAAGGGGATTGGATAAAGTAATAAAGAAGGAAAGAAAAATAGGAGACAAACTTTATTAGGAGGGTGGATAACTTGGATAAAATGGAGGTGATAATATATAGACAGATTGAATTATTAATGTCACAAGGATTCACGTTCTCAAAAAGTATTTGGTTACTGCACAATTATTACAAAAGGAGAAGAAGAAAATGACAGAGAAAAAGAAACCCGAAGTAAAAGTGGCCAAGGTGGCAGTAAAGAAAGAAGTTGCTAAGAAGGCAGCACCAAAATCCGATGAAGAAAATAAGAGGGGTCGGGTTCCCGGAACTGTTGGGAAACTGGAACTGACCGACATGGTTGCAAAAAAGTTGGACTATCCCATTGCCCCAACCAAGGCAATCATTGACTGTTTCATCAATACCATTATTGATGTAGTCAAGAAGAACAAACCAGTTCTGGTCTATGGTTTGTTCAAGGCTGAAATTAAATCTTGCAAGTCAAGGAAAGGACGGAATCCAAAAACGGGAGAGAGTCTTGTAATCCCGGCCAAGAAGGTTATCAAGATGAAGAAGGTCTCTTCGTTCAAACTATAATCCTAAAAGAAACGAGATGATAAAATTCAGGCCGAGAGGTGTCTCAACCCCTCTTCTCGGCCTGAATTAATACCATGCTAAATAATATATTATATACATTACAATCCAAATATCCAGAGGGAAGAACTGAAGGAAACTCCTATACCATCAAGTGTATTGTTCCTGGATGTTCAACGAGTAATAAGAATCACTTATGGATTGACCTGGATAAAGGCGTAGCTATCTGTTGGAAGTGCGGATGGCAAACCTTTAATTGGTATGAAACCAGAAGAAAACTGAACCTAACCGAACATATGTTCGTAAGAACATCTCAAGAACCAAAACCCCGGATGAAAAAGTATAGCAGATTACCCACCGGAGAATACCCTTGTACAAGCAATCCTGACATTATTTCATTTCTCGCAGGGCGTGGGGTGTCATTAGGTACCATCGAGCAGTTTGGCGTCGGAATTTCGTATGAAAAAGACAATTACGAGGGATACCTTATCATCCCTGCTAAAAATATATATATTGCAAGAAATATATATCATAAGAAGTTCTATGTTGTTGGTAGTCGAGAGGCAACAATATATAACTTACCCGATATATATTCCGCAGATAATATATGTGTGCTTGTTGAAGGCCCATTCGATGTTCTCCCTGATATATTACGAACAGATGTTCGATATATTCCCTGTGCAATATTAGGCAGTTCACTCACTAAGGCCCAATTAAATATATTACTCACGAGATTTGAGAAATATATTATCTGGCTTGACCCTGATGCGAGAGAACCACAGAGGAAAATATATAATACTATTTTAAATGCAGGTAAACAAGTTGTTGAGTGTTATGAATCCCTTGAACCCGGAGATCATCCTAGACCTGTTGATGTATATAGGAGGTTATTGCAATGACAAATAGTAATATAATTATAGCATCAGACTTACATATATTTGATTGGCAGGAGTTTGCCAATATAGTAGTATATAATAATAGTAATATAAACAGCAGGTTACTTATGGGTCTTGATGTTCTTAAATATATATTAGATACAGCACAGGACAGAAATATAGATACAATATATTTACTTGGTGATACCTTTCACTTTTTTGACAGACTTCCAACTCAAGTGATTATGGAGACTACAAATATATTAAAACAATATCCTGATATAAGAAAATATATATTACCCGGAAACCATGACAAAATATTATTCAATGGTCATTGTGTTCTTGAGTTACTACAGCAAGACCCCATGACTGTAGTTATAATGGAACCAAGAAGAATCGAAATGCCTGGCAGTTCATATTACCATGACTTCATCCCGTATTATAATCACAAAGAATACAAAGCTGCGATAAGTAGTTTTGAGAAGCCACATTATTATAATTCAAATATAATATTATTTTCCCATATAGGTCTGAAAGGTTCTATCATTGGCCCAATGGATTATATATTGGACAATGAATTAACAGTCAATGATTTCCCAAGTTGGTACAATACTATTATATTGGGACACATTCACAGAAGTCAACAACTATCATCAAAGATATTTTATCTTGGGAGTCCAATGCAGAATGTCTTTGGTGAGGGTGAGACAATAGAAAAATATATATATGAATATGACCCCGAGAATAACAAATTCACGAATATAAAAGTCAATGCACCCAAGTTCATAACTCATCTTATGTATGAGAGTGACACAGATATAACTCTTGATGATTACAATTACTATTGGTTAAAGGTAAGGGACGGGGTGTTATCTGATAAGGAGTTGGATGAGTTAAGACGTTTGTTCAATGTAAGAGTAGATATATTGCCAAGAGAATTAACTAAGGAAAGAATCAGAATAGAAAGTGAGTTCCCTGTTACACAGATGACCCTAGACTATGTTAAATATAAAGGTGAAACAAAAGAAATGGGTGCCTATGGAACAAGGATAGTAAAAGAAGTAGATGAAAGTTCAGGAGTAGAAGATGATTAAATCATTAAGACTTATAAATATAACTTGTCATGCCAATACTAATCTTGAGTTCAATGAGAATACTCCATTAATATTATTCACAGGTGATGTTGGTCATGGAAAGACTTCTGTATTTGAATCAATATGTTGGTTACTTACTGAGAAGTATAGTAAAGATAAATATGGAGATGAGTTAATTACTCATGGTGAGGACTACTGCATTGTAACAATGACATTGAATGATGGAACTGTCATAAGCCGGGAGAAGACAAGAGGTAAAAGTTCCAAGTTAATTGTAACTGCCAACAATGTTGACTTAAAAGATGAACAGGCACAGAAATATATATATAATAGATTGATTGGTTCCTACGAATCATTTATCAATACGGCATATTATACTCAGGGAACTTCAATAAATTTCATGGATGCCAATGACGAAGGACGAAAGAATATAATTGAACAGGTATCTGGTGCTACCAAGTTGGATAAATATTATAAAAGAACAAAAGAATTATTAGTTAGACACGAAAAGATGTATGACTCAATAGAACGACAAATAGATATATTAATTGCAGAAATAAAAACTTTAAATGATGAATATAGAATTAGAGAGAAGGAAGATGCTTCTAAATATATAAAAGAGTTGCAGGGCTTGAGAAGAAAATATAATAGTATAACTGAAGATATAACAAAATATATAAATAATAGTAAATCATCTGATGTATCTTATCAAGCATTGGAACTTTTGAAACATAATATATCTATATTAAATAATGAATATAATAATAGTAATATAATTTTGAGTAAGTTAACTGAGGTTGGATTGGTATGTTCTAATTGCGGACATAAGATAAGTAAAGAAAAGTATGACAATTTATATAATGAAGAAAAGAAAAAGATTAAACAATGTATCTCCAAAAGAAATGAGTTATTAGAAAAGAGAGATACTTTGTTAATTGAATTAAATGAGTTAAATGAATTAAAATTTAAACGAGATACTACTGATATAGAAATAAAAAAATTAAAAGAATATATAAAGGATATAACAACAAGAGTAAAGACTACATTGAAAACAATGCTAAGTAAGATACATGATAAAGCAAAAGAATTGCATTTATTAGAAAAAACTCATACTGAACTTGAATTAGTAATAATCAAGGTAAAGTTTTGGATTGAAGGTTTTGGCCCTAAAGGAATTAGGTCATTACTTCTTGATGGTATATTGACTGACTTCAACAGAATTTTAAACCTGAATCTCAATGTAGTATTGAAAGGAGTGTCAGCAACATCGGATACTGAACAATTGACCAAGAAGGAAAAGGTATTGGATAATTTCAATATTCGATTCTTCAAAGGATTACATGAACAGAAATATAAGATGTTCAGCGGAGGTGAGAAGAAGTTAATAAATATATCAATCGTATTGACATTACAGGAATTGGTAAGGATAAAGATAGGCAATCCATTAAAGGTATTGTTTATTGATGAAGTGTTTGACTCATTGGCTTTCAATGGTATTGAAAAGATAATGGAATTATTATATACTAGGTATGGTGACTATCAGATATTAGTGATAAGTCACGATGAGAAAGTCAAACAGTTATTTAATAATACAATAGAATTTTAAAGGAGAATTATAATGGAAAAGGAAATAGAAGAAATAAAAAAGTTAATTCAATATTTAAACCAAATGAGGAGAATTAAAATGTTAAATATAAATGGAAGAATATTTAGAGAAACTACAATAGACATAGACCTTGATTACTTTAATGAATGTAAACCGGAAGTAGGAACTCATCTCGCACTATTCACTGAGGATAGTAATATAATAGATGTCATTGGGGATTACTTTGAAAAGCCATGTTGGAATTAGGGAGGAACTAATGGATATATTTTCATTTGTAATTGGGATGTTATGCGGTGTGGTCTTTATAATATTACTCACTCTTGGGACACAATAAAAAGCGAGAGTCTCCTTGTGAGAGACTCTGCATCCCGGCGACGAAACACCGGGAGGGATGACTTTATGTGTAGGAACTATCTTCTATTCAAATATAAACGAGGCAGTAGCCTGGGTGAGAGTAGCATAAATTCCAGTAGTTGCTTTCAACTTAGTTGAAAAGGATACTGACACAGGTTCGGTAGTGGTTCCTGATATACCTGATATTTGATATATAACAGTTCCCGATCCTGAAGTGTTGTCGTATAGATACAATGACCACGACTGACTAGCAATAGGATTGACAGTAAAAGCCCATACACCACCCGATGAACTTTTTACTGCCCCACTTGCTGATAGGTATTTCCCTGTTCCGGGAGTTCTATCAGTTAACAAAGCCACTCCCGGAACAGTTCCACCTGTCACAAATCGCACTTGGTTTAGTATCCTGTCACCACTATATATATATCTCCAAGGGCAGGGACAAGACTACTGATTACAATAGCAACGATGAATAAACTAAGTGCTATACTCATAAGTATATTTTGTTTTTTCATATCATCAACCTTTCAATTTACTCGTCATAGGTTAAGGAGTTGCATGATAGACAGCGATTACCGAGAGATTACCACCACCCGCATTAGTAGCAGTGATAGCTGTTGCTGCTGTAGTCTGTTCTTTTCCAACTGGATTCAGGTCAATAGTAACTTGAGAGTTTGCTCCCATATAAAGAGTTCCTAATCCGTCGGAAAGAGTTACAAGTCCAGCAGAATCAGCGGTAACAGTTAATCTCCAGAATGTATATTTACCAGTAGCATGAGCTGCCAGAACAGTAAGAGGGGATGCCCCACCAACTATAACTACATTTGCACCACCACCAACCTTACCAATAGTATTAGTTCCGGATGGAAGAGCACCAGCAATATCGGCCTGCATATGTGCTGAGTCAACTGCTCCGGCAATGGTAGTAAGACTAGAATTAGCAGCGGATGTTAATGTGTCGTCAGAGGCAATAGTAACTGGAATAGCAGCAGTCATTGCAGCATTACCAAGATTTGGAAGTTTTCCGTCAATATTATTTGCACTACCAGCAGTTAATGCTGCATTATTTGCAGCAGCTTCCAAATTTCCACCCGATTCAAGAGCTAAAGCGGAAGTATTCAAGTTGGTTCCTGCATTAGCGGTAACTGAACCCGCTATTGCTCCGGTATTACAGGTAAATCCTGCGATAGTAGCCAAAGAAGCATTGGTAGCAGTTATCATGGTATCATCTGTAGAGATAGTTACGGGAACAGAATCAGCCATAGTTCCTGATCCAGAGTGAATCTTTAGGTTAAGACTGGATGTATCACTGGAAATATTACCAGTATTAGTTACAACTGAGTCAACTGCTGTGTCAAGTGCAACTATCATAGTATCATCTGTAGCAATGGTTACAGGACTTGACCCAACCATTGTGCTTGTTCCAAGTGCAGGTTGACGTGTAACTAGAGTTGCTAGATTGCCTTCGGTTTCCTTGGCAAAATTAGCTCCAGTTCCAAGGTCAACATATACTGGTGAACCAGCTACGTTATTGATAGTTACATCACCAATATCAGTTCCAGTCGTGAACTTGGTGTTCATTGCAGATAGAGTAGTTTCGGTTGCAGCATCAGAGGGAAGTGCAGAAGAAATAACATCAACCTGCATTTCAGAACCAGCAATTGCATTATCAATAGTTTCAACAGCAGTTTTGATGGCTACTGTAAGAGTATCATCTGAAGCAATAGAAGTAGATATACTACCCGCCATATTACTATTACCAAGAGTTGCAGGAAGTTTTGCACTCATAGCAGTTAAAGATGCATCAGTGGCAGCACCAGAAGGTAGAGTAGATGATAGAATATCAACTTGAATTTCTGTACCTGCAACAGTTCCAGCAAGAGTTGTCAGACTTGCATTTCCTGATGTCTGTAGAGTATCAGTTGCCGCCCCTGTTGGTAGAGCCGACGCAAGTACGTCAACTTGTCCATGAGTTCCTGAAACCATACCTGCAATAGTTGCAAGATTCCCACCCGTTTCAAGAGCGAGCAGAGAAGTATTCAGGTCAGTTCCAGCATTTGCAGTAACCGTGCCTGTGATAGCAGGAAGGGAAAGGACATCAACATCACCAATATCAACACCGGTATTGGAAGCAAGTTTCCAAGTAGCGGCGGTAGTGGGAAGAACATAAACACCATTGGTGTTCGAGATAGCAGAACCACCCACCTTAGTAATATCAGATGCAGTAGCAAATACTGCAGCAGTAGTAGGAAGGACATATACACCATTAGTAGCTGACATGGCCGTTCCTGCAACATTCACAAAATCAGTCTTCCATGATGCTGCCGTAGTTGGTAGAACATATAAGCCATTAGTTGCAGAGATTACAGAACCATTAATTTTGATAAGGTCAGCAGTAATAGCACCAGTGACAGTTCCCTGTGTCAATAGAGCTTTACTGGAAGGATCAACCCTGATAAGTGTGGTGTAAAGGTTTCCGTCGTTGGTTACACCCACCATCTGATTAATCTGGTTTCGATAGATATTCGCCTCATTACCTGCAAATGTTGGAACACCGCAGATAATGATTACCCCAATCATAAGAAAAAAACGGGTTAACTTATTCATGTTATTCTTCACTCCTTTTACTTCTTAATCTCCACTTTGGATAAATCCAAAGCTTTATTAAGATGGTTGTTTAAATTTGCTACCAGCATATCAGTCAGAAACCCGAGGAAGTAGTCCTGAACAGGAATCAAAAAGAACGGAAGTTTAACCTTTCCCTCTTCCATCAGTTTCTTTACCTGTGCCAGAACAGCCGCCCTCTTATCCGCCCCATTACCAGGGATCTCATTGCCCAGGATAAGAGCCAGTAGAGTATATACCAATAACAGAAAATCTTTTAACATTATAATTTCACCTCCTTCTTTCCCCAAATTATATCTGCTATATCATTAAAGTTCATGTAGACAGTCTGTGCTCTGTCCTGAACTATTCCAAAATGGAGATGTGGAATCCTATTACCCGTACCAGTTCTTCCTATCGCATCTCCTTGTTTTATTGGATTGAGTTGATGACTTCCATAATAGTTGTCTTTAATCACCTTCTCTAATTTACTCAGATGTGTGAACCATATATAGTTGTAACTAATCTTATTATATATAAAAGGTTCCTTCAGTTTTATAAGAACTGAATAAGGTGTATCTGGTGGTTTATTCCAAGGTGTATGTCCTTTCTCACTATATATAATAAATCCATCGGCAGGACATATAACCTTGGTTCCTACTGGAACTAATATATCTAATCCAGTATCCTCTTTGTATCCACCATTATTCTTACCCCGAATGGTTCCAGGTATAGGATTAATCATCTTATTTGCTTTTCTTTTGTTTACTGTAGGAGATTGCAACTGCTATCCTCCGTGCATCTGCCATACTTTTTGGCTTGGTATTACCAATCTTGCCTGTATTCTTATATTTCCGCAACAGTTCCTCTATATTTTCATCCCTGACCTTTGAAGACTTACCTGATTTTAGTGGCATTTTAACTCCTCCCCTAATATTTTTACTTTATTATACACCTTCCAGGGCTTCAACGCAAGTATATTTTATTCATTAACTCTTAATACCTCTTCTCTGAATCCGGGTGAACTCCTTAATAGGAACTTGGCTATGGGACTTTGCCACTCCAATTCAAATTGTTTTTGGTATGCCTTCATATCTTCTTCATATCTTGTCATGTTTTCCTTCAACTTTGAGGGTGGAACTGAGGAATTGATATAATCAGTTCTTCTTGGTCTCATCAATTTAGACGGCATACCAATCTTCATAAGTTTATCTTTGACAGTATCAACAGATACTCCATCTTTATATATAGCCTGTTTTATTGCATCATCCAATTCCTGTTTGCCTTTGTCATATGATTCTTCCACCCCTGTTCTTATGGCTATTTTAACTGCCTTCTCAAAAGCCGCAGTCTTATCAGACCTTTCGCTGTCAAACTTTGTACGTTGTTCCATATATTTTTCAACATAAGGGCCGCCTGCTCTATCATGCGCCTCATAGAAAGCTGCCCAGGGCATCCATGTTTTGACTTTACTCCCTAAAGGAGAACCAAATGGGTCTTGTTTTTTATTTAAGACTGACACTTCAGGAATATAAGTTGGGATAAAAGTATTCTGTATTGCCTTACCTGCCACTTCTCCCAATGCTTTTTGTGGTGTTGCACCAGGAGTTATGATAGGTTGCCATTTCTGTGGCCCCCTTATATTTCTGAATCCCATTGCTGTCTCAAGAGCATTAGTTACCTGCGGATGAATTTTATTTGAAATAAAATTCCACATGGTATCAAAACCCTGTCCTGGGCCATATCTAAAATCTCCGGCAGCTTCTACCAATCCAACCATATCATGCACAACTCTATAGAATGGTGTCTTTAGGTAGGTGTCTCTATTAGCACTATCCTTTCCTACATGAATATCAAACAATCTTTTTGCAGGACGATTACCTTCAAGATAATCCTGAACAATAGTATTATGTCTTGGAGATAATATCATGTTAGCGATATTGGCAGCTACACCCAAAGATATAAATTGACTTGTCAATGTCTTTGCATATTCAACCCTCAGTCTATCTCTTATCTCGGGTAACATTCCCCTAAGCATCCTATCAGGCATTAATATTGTAGCAAGTTCTCTAAAGTTGCCGATGTTCCAAGCAGGTGCAAGTAGGAAATTATTCAGTATTGCTCTTGAATTTCCGCTCAAATAATATTCAGGAATATATCCCATGAAGTCATTCAGTTGTTGAGAAGTAGCCTTGTCCAATTCAAAGGACAAATCTTTCTCGGACATATTTTCATATTTCTCTTTCAACTTGGGCATCAATGTCTTTTCTAACTGTGCTCTTTTTATCTCCCAAGTACCAACATATAGGTTATCAACATTCTCCCACAGGTTTACAAAAGGACTGAGAGAAGGATTCTTCTCAGCCAACATATCAAGCCATGTCTGCTTTGCATTCATTTCAAATGAAGGTTGACTCGCTTTTGTTAACTCACTTTTCATTGCCTGTTTTAATCCATCATATACAGGTCTGACAGATGCTTGAAGACTATGAGTGCTACCACCTGAACTATATATTCTGTGTAATATTTCTGAACGATTTTGAAGTAAACTCTTTCCTCTAAAATATATACTTGGTATTCGTAGTAATCCTGTGGGTAACATTGAAGTTAAACCATGTGCTTCAGCTACAATATTTGGTAAGTGGATGGCTTGGTTGATAAATATAAGTTGTCTTGTCAGAGATAATCCTGCATTCCATAGTTTTCCAAATGGATTTGTAGTAGCATTTCTACTCATATATTTCTGTAGGTAATCATGGACTTCTCCCCTGACAGCATACTCTCCGGGTTCCAATCCTACATTCTGTATATTTCTAATATATTTGGGTAGGCCAGGAACATCGTCCATCTTCTTATAGCCAACAGGAACACTACCATTCTTATCAATTCTTATAAGCACAGGTGCATCCATACCTGACGCATCCTGCATTTTATAATCAGCAATTGAAGCAAGGAACTTTCTTGCTGAAAATGTATTCAAGGCTTTCTCATAATGAATGGCAAGAATAACAGCAGGGTCTTTAATTGGATTACCAAGAGCAAGACCAATTACTTCTGATGGTTCAAATCCTAATGCTTCAAGATTTTCTTTGGTGGTCTTGAACACATCATACTTGGTCATGTTCTTCCCATATTTTTCATTAACCTCAGCCAATTTCTTTAGACCTTTTGTGTACTGTACTTCCGCATCTTTGAACATATAGGGGTCTCCCCACATATTTCTTGCTCTTGGGAGATTGTTGAAAGTATATGCAGGTTTACCCCCCTTACCTTCTGACCCTCGGGGAACCATGAAGTGACTTATGGCTTCCATGCCCGGGAATATGTGGGTCAAATATATATCTGAATCCATCAGTTTGCCTAGACCATTATCCTTGATAAACTGTTCTACTACTGCCTGCCAATATCTGTATGCAGTATATCCTTTCTCCTGAGCAACAGTTAAGGCTGCTCGTTTACTTGGAGTTTCTATTGCATCAGCCAATATCCTCAAGTCATCCTTAGTCAATCCCTTTGAAATATCTTTATATATATTTCCTGCAACATATTTGGAATCATTCAATATACCTTGATGACGAATAGTCAGGTCTTCCATGAAATTTATCCATTTGGGTTTTGAAAGCAGATCCACATAAAGGTTCTTCAAGGCAGTTACCAATCCCGGTTTGGTTGCTTCCAATGCTTTTGTCTTGGTATCAGCAATCATAAAGTTGGGTGTTGTATCAGAGTTATATTTCTGATTTTCTCCAATGAATCCTGATACCATATCATTGATTCCACTTAACACTTTAGGATTCTCAATGGTAATATCAGATAATCCTTTGTGATTCTCAGGAGTCATCTTACTATATTCTTCTGACAATTCAAATAGAGTTTTATAATCTCCTCTCCTATATCTATCCAAAAGCCATTGAGTTGAACCTTTTGCATTACTAGGATAGACACCCTTGAATATCTTTTTCAAGAAGTCTTTAAGTCCCTGCATTACTTCACCCAATACACCTGTTGGTTTGGTTCTTGTCGTAGCCAAGTAATCTGTAAGTCGTTCCATATCTTTCATTTCTGTATAATCTGTCTGACCTTTATTGGCTTCAGTATATAACCTTCTATATAATGCAGGATTCCTTGATGCCAATGACTTTGTAAAACCATGTGTTATTTCATGGTGAGCAACATCTACATTTTCTCCTTTGGCAATAAGGATAGTTCCATGTAATATTCCATCGCTATCCAATTCAGTTAGGGCAACACCTCTTGCATCAACACTTTCTCCTTCTTTTAACTTTAATGCCTCTCTTGCTTTCTGCTGTTGTTCTTTGGTTAAGTTATCCCATACATTATCAACCAATCTTCCTGCAACATTGGCATCCATTCCTGCATCAACATACCTTTGTTTCTCAGTTTGAAGCATCCTCTCAAGCACAGGATCAGTCAAGGGTTTCTGAACAGAACCAATAGGTTTCTTTTCTGTTGTTTTTAGAAATTCTGATTTTGCTTCAGGTGTATGTGTCTCTGATGCTTTCAACATAAGACTTCGGGTTATTTTCATTTCTCTTTCAATATTCTGTTTCAAGATGGGGTCAGAAGCGGCATCATACTTATCCATTAAATCATTATATTGTTTTGATAACTCTTTGAATGACTTTTTAGATATTGGCGTTGATTCCTGACTCATAAGTTTTTCAGGTAATGGTTTTGCTTCTTCCTGTGTTTTAGGTCTTTGACTCATTTTCTCTGCACGTAATTCAGCGGGGGTCTTTGGTATTTCTCGTGCAATACTAAATCCTTTTTCTCCCTCTTGTATCACTACCTGTTCTTTAGGAGTGTATTGACTTTCATTACCAAAATACTTTCTTCCCTGTAATTCAATCTGTAATTCAGTAGCCGCGTCTCTTGGTGGATACCCAACTTCATGTAGTGGTTTTTCAGATGCGATAAAACCTTCTCCTGTTACTGTTTTATTGGGTCTTCCTTCAGGATATATTTGTCCCTGAAGTTCCTGATTCAGTTTTTCAGTTCCGCGTTCACCTGCAAACTTATCTAATATATCATTAAATTTTGGAGATACTCCAAGAGAATTTGCAACTTCCAGTCTTTGTTTCAAGTCTTCCCGTAGTCTTGTCAGGTTTGTAATATCCTCTTCTCTTACTTCTGGTATTGACTGTAATCTATTTTGTAATTCAATAATCTGAGTTCTTGACTCAGCAATCATATCTTGAGTTAATCCCTCTGTATTATTTAATATATCATTCTTTCTTTTAATTTCTGTTTCTATTTCTGCCCGTTGTCTATTGGCAGATGCAGTTTGCTGTGGGATATTACTCAGTCTTTGGTCAATAGCCTGTATGGTATTTGCCATTCTTTCATTTGCAAATGCAACAGGGTCAACTCCTGAAGGTGATCTTGTCTCATTTGTTAATTCTGTCAGTGCAAAATTATGTGCTATCTCACGAGTATCGTTTGCTTCTATTATTATTTTAGCCACATCCATAGTTGGATCAGCAGAAATAATACCATCACTTATACCCTGAGTTCTATTGTTCAATCTATCTGAAGCCTTGATTGCATCTCTTAATAAACCAACACTTTGACCTAAATCCAAACCTTCTTGTGTTTTCAGATTATCAATTATTTGTGCATCATCTTTTAATTTCTCGGAAGCATCCCTTCTTGCTGTTACCTCTCCTTCTCTAGTATCAAACAAAGTCTGGCAATCATCAATAATCTTTTGAATTTGAAAAGCATTATCACCTGTTGCCGTACTCTGTAGTTCTCTTAAACTCTCAATAGTTTTAGGAAGATTATTTATTCGTTCAAAATCTTCTCGTTGTTTTACTAAACCATCATCAACTGTTTTTAACAGAGTTTTATACATTTGTTCAGTAACTTCTGGTGTTGCTTTTCCATTTCGTAGAAATTTTAATTTCTGTGTTATATCTTCAACTTGTTTATCAGTAAAGTAATTTGAATAATCCATTACATTTTGAATCTTATTCCTGACATCCTGTAGTCTTTTTTCACTTTTAGGTTTATATAAATCTTTTAATATTTTCCGGTCACTTTCTACTTCTGCTAATGTTCTTGGTTCTCCAGCATCCACTTTAACAGGAGCATAGTCATTCTCAAAAGTAGTTAAGGCATCATGAAATCCCTGTTGTTTTCCAAGTTCAATTTCTATCTCAGTCTTGAGTTCATGCAATGGTTGAAGAACTTTTGGAATAGATTCTTGTGCATCAATCGCTACCTTACGACTACTATTATTTCCTGTAAACGTAGTTTTATAATCATTTAATTTTTCCTGTAAATCTTCTACTTTAACTTGTGCCCTTTCTACCCAAGTTTCTGTTACAGCAACTCTATCTCTTGCTTCGGCTATATTTATTTTAGCATCATTAATCTTTTTCTGATATTCAACTGGTAAGGATTCACGAATTGCGGCCAACTTAGTATTTGGATCTTCCTTGATAATAGTTAGATTATGTCTATCGGTTACTTCGTCATTTGTTTTCTTTGCTTCCTGTAATTCCATCTTTGCTTTTTGGTATTCATCGTATAATACTTTATAAGTATCATAATATTGATTATTAGTTATAGTATCAGTAGTTAACTTCTGTAGTTTGTTGTCAACATTACCAACGGCACTATGTATTGGTTTTACTAATTCAGTTCTTGCAGTTGGAGACAAACCATCATTCATGGAAAGTTCCTGTGACGCTTGTTTCAACCCTTCACTCTTATTTGTTTCAGCAATATAAGTGTGTCTTGCCGTTGGGTCTGCGTTTTGGGGTATAAGAGGTTTTGTTAATTCATATTCCTTTTCAATCTCTCCTGCTTTTCTAACTACCGCATCTCGAATATCAACAGCATTATCTTTTATATTCTCTCCAAGATATTTTGTAGCAGGATTCTTTTTTAATACATTAGATAATTTCCCCAATATATTTAAAGCTCTTGCACCATGTTCTCCACTCTCCAGAAAACTGAAGTTTGATGTTACTTTGTAATCAGGAATACCTTCTGCTATTTTAAATACTTCACCAGCTGCATCCTCAATATGTTGTTGTTTCATTTTATTTATTGCAACTATATCTGCTGGCCCCAACTTATTGATCGCTTCAGTATGAGGTTTTAAGTCAGGAACTTTTAATAATATTTCTTTTGGTGTATTTAAATTTCTGTCATTAAGAGTTGCATCAGGAAGTTTCAGCATTTCTGTTACTACTTCTTTGGGCATACCTGTTGCTTTTACCTGCAGATTATTCCTGTAAGTTTTTAAAGCAAATCCTTCTCCTGCTGATACAGGAAGCATCATTGCTCCGCCAATAACACCCATGCCTAAACCAGAGTTAATAATATGTCTTCTAAAATCTTCTTTATCTTCTACATTACCTTCCAGAACATCAGCGAGACCAGTAGCAGAACCGGCGGCAGAACCAACAAGAAAACCTTTTGCTGGTTTAGCAATCATCTCAAGTTTCTTTTGTCTTAACAATAATTTTTCTGATAAGCCTTCTATTTCATTATGAGTAATTGCTTTCTTGATTACATCATTTGCAACTGTTCTACTTGCTGCATTTTTAATAGTATTACCTGCAACTATTTTACCTACAAATTTTTCAGCAGTATTAAGTGTGGGGCCTAATGCAGCTTGAAAAGGAGCAAAGGCCATTCCGTAAGGTGACAATCCTTCTTTCAATATTCCGGGTATTCCTCCAACTTTATTTATTCCCGGAACTACTCCCATTTTAATTACCTCTTTTAATAAATCCCTTCCGCCTTCTTTTAAAAACCCAAGAATACCTGGCGCACCATAATTGGTTTGTATTGGTGCGGTTACATCCGCACCTGTAAGAACATCATACTGACCCAGAGTAGCAGGATTTACTACATTTTCTCTAACAAAGTTTCCAACAGGTGAAGGTATTTGTTGCCCTATATTCTGGTTGAAATTAAGTAATGCTTCTTTGGCCCTGTTCTTTTCTACTTTTAATCTTTCTACTTCTTCTGGTTTAGTAGTCAAGAATCCCATAGGTGACAATGCTTTTGTGTTATATAATCCTTTTGCCTTATTATATTCATCCTGTAACTGTTTTCGTTTTGCAACTCCACTTGCTATAAAATCGTTCATAGACTCGATTGATTGCCCAGATGTCGCAGAACGAAGAACATTTGCAGGTCTATAAGTTTGTTCTAAAGGCCCAGGATGAGGATTGATTCCTGCTTTTGTTAATGCGTTTTCTTCCAATGTTACAGCAGCAGTATGATAAGGCATAGCCTTTGGCCCTATCTGTCTTGGGTCGAAGGGTTGACTTGGATCATAAGGATTTTCAAAATGTCCTGTATATAATCTGTTTGGTTCTCCATATGTCATTTTAGTTTGACTGACTTGCGCTATATGTTGGAGTCCTGCTATCTTCTGTTCCTTGGTTGCAGGACTTTTTAGAATAGCAATAGCATTACGCTTTTCGTCATCCGACATACTCATTAGTGCATTTCGGAGTTCAATCAAACTGTCCAATTTACACAATCCCCCTTATTGCATCGAGTAATATATTATTAGGATTGGTGTTATAAGGTACAGGATACTTGGCTATTGGTGAAGGAGAAGGAAGCATCCCCGGCAATGTTTCCTCAGTATTTTCTTCATCAATATAAGACCGGAATGGATTTTTCAATGAATCAAAATCAAACTTTGGAACTTGAGTCATTTGCGCCTTTGATTGTTCTATTGGAAGGGCAACAGGTGTTTGTGCCACAATAGGAGAAGGGGGAGTTAATGGTTGGGGATTATTAACATCCATTCCATAATGCCAAGGTTCCCAGGAATAACGATTCTTGAATCCCAATGTCTGTGCATTATGACTTATCCATCTCTTCTCCTCATCAGTCATTGCATCCATACTCAAATCAATTTCAGTTCCGTGTCTGTGTCTTGAAGTTCCTGGAGGTGCAACCCATATCCCCGCTTCTATCGGGCCATATTGTTTTACTGCTTGGTCATATAAATACTTCTGGTCTTCATCACTCCTATATCCTTCAGTAATAGGAATATCCTTCTTAAACTGCTTTCTGAAAAGAGCGTTTAATTTAATGAGTTGCTTATTCACTTCTTGTCTTAATCCGTAGTTTTTCATTATGGTTGATACAACCCCTTTAATTGATTAAGTAGTTCTGTATCTACGGGGGAGTTACCAGTAGATAATTCACCAGTTCTGCGCTTCAGTATATCATTTGCTACTATACTATCTCTTTTAAATGCCCCCGTCATATTTGCTATTCTATCATAGTTTTTTTCTAAAAGGGATGGATCTGGTTTTCCCATAAAGTCAAGAGACATTTTTAGTGCACTATTATATCTATCTTTAATAATCTTCATTGCTGCCATATCATCTTTATATAGCTTTGTTTCTTCAGCCATAGTCGTCGCTTTAGTTTGGTCGGCATTTGCACTAATTAATGCGGCCCTTCCCATTCTATCGTTTCTTAATTTTTCACTTGCAGTAGCTTCTTTCAATATAGCCGCCTTAAATCCCTCTATCCGTAATTTATCTTGGTCAACTTTCAAGTTACCTTTTTGAATATCAATTATATCCTTTTTATATTTTTCTGCGGAAGATAAATCACCTGATAATTTTATAGGTGTTGATTGAACTTTAGCTATTTCATTTAAACGAGTAAGTGCTGGTTGAACACTCATAATATATTCTATCTTATTTGGTAATGAAATAGTATCACTACTCATAACGGTTGCTATAGAGTCTTTTAGTTTTCCAATAGTAGAAAGTGCATCAAATGTAGGAGCATTATACTCATTTTTAGTTTTTACTCCTTGACTTGCTGTTCCTGCCATATTTTGAGTTGCTGAAGCAACTGCTGCATCAACAAAACCCCTAGTTGTCTGTTGCTCCGGAGTATAATCCCCATAAGCAGTATTACGCAAAGATACATCATTTAAACCAGTCCTTGCTATATCAAAAAAATTAGTATCAAATTTTTGTTTTGAGGTAGCAACATCGGGCAAACCAATGGCCTTCCTTAACACAGGGTCTAAATTCATAGCATTAATTTGATTTGTCTGTCTTTGATTAGCAACCTGTGCATTATTCACACCAATAGTATTCCAAGTATTTGCTGTTTGGGCCTGCATAAGTTTATTGGCAAGACGGTCTGCTTCAATCTTTCTCTTTCGTTCTTCTTCCGCTTTAAGCGCATCCCAAATATTACTCATGTAACCCAAAACATTTTGGGGCGCGGGGCCATATCCTTCAAAGTTTCCTTGAACTAATCCCATGTCTTATTCCTCCTTAACCATATAAGTAAGAATTTACTAATGGTGCAAGTTGACCATAATTATTATTTCCCGCATTACTATTTCCATTTCCCATTATCTGACCCATATAATTACTAATTCCACTTACTACATTACCTAATCCTGTATTTTGATTATATAATGGGTATGTGTAATCCACATTCTGTCCCATTAATCCTGTAGCGGCTTGCATACCTGCAGTCTGTTGCCGGGTAAATTCATTATAAAGATTAGTCAAGTCTTGTTGACTTATATTCTGTAAGTTGATACCCATATTACCAGCAATCTGCATCAGTTGAGGAACAAGACTTGAAGCAACACTAGACTGTAGATTCTGTTGTGCCTGCCAATCTGCTCTTCTATTTGTCTGGTTGGCTGTATATTGGTCGAATGTTCTGTTCTGATTTACCTGTTGATTATTTTGTAAGATACCCATATTAGATAGGTAATCAGAATAGTTATATTGACCACCGAGATTATAATTTGCAAGAGCAGCATTATAGTTAGTTTGCGCCGCTTGATTCTGCAAAGTATTCTGTCTGACAAATTCATTATATCTTGCAGTCTCAGCCGCCGCTGCAAGATTTGAATTATATTGTTGTTGTTGATTATATATACCTTGAGAATTATTATAATTTGCTGAGTTCAATGCTTGTGCAACATTTGCCTGATTTGCGTTATATTGTTGATTAGCGTTCCATGCTTCTTGTGCCCTATTATATTGGTCAATAGCCAACTGTTGCTGTGCAATTTGCTGTTGAGTGTTCTGATACTGCGCGTTATTATAAGTATCCTGCCCCCTATTATATTGTGCTACAGCAATATTCTGAGCAGTATCTTGTGCTCCAGCATTATATTGTTGCTGTTGGTTATATATACCTCTTGCCTGATTGAACTGGTCAACATTAATATTTCTAGCAGTATTTTGTTCAGCAAGGTTTTGTGTCTGTTGAGCATTGTATGCCTGCCTTGCCTGTTCATAAGCATTGGCATTTAATCCTGCTGCAGTCTGTCCTGCTTGTGCATTAAATTGTCCTTGTCCGTATCCATATTGATTTAGAAGATTTTGTTGACCAACAGCAATATTTTGAGCAGTATCATAAGCTCCCGCATTATATTGTGCTTGGTTAAATCCATATTGATTCTGGAGATTCTGTTGACCTACTCCTATATTCTGAGCATTAGTAAATTGTTCTGCCTGCAACTGTTGTTGTTGATTCCTGATGTTTCTTGCCTGATTGAACTGGTCAACATTAATATTCTGGGCAACATCGGCAGCCTGAGCATTATATAGGGCCTCTTGATTCTGGACACCTTGTGCCTGATTGAACTGTGCCAGTCTAATATTTTGCATGGCATCTGCTTGTTGGGCGTTATATAAAGCCTGTTGGTTCTGTATTCCCAGAGATTGATTAAACTGATTTACGTCATTCTGCCTGGAAGCATTTAAAGCATTTGTGTTATTGGTATAGTTATTTAAGAAATCTTGTCGTGTTCTTTCTGCCTGGGCTACTGACTGATTGTATCCCATTTGATTTGCCATACTATAATTCTGGTTTATCTGATTCATATAGTTCTGGTAATCTTGGTATTCAGTAGCCAACTTACTCGTGTTAAATGCCTGTGTTGCATTACTCTGTCCCGATGATATGGCTTGAAGAAGAGGTGAAGCCATTGGTGACATTCCTGCAGAAGCTCCCTGTTGCTGCAGGTTATTCTTAATAACTCCCAACTGCGCGTCGAATTGTGCCTGTTGCGCTGCCTCAAGATTAGACAATGCCTGTGGAACCTGGTACTGTCCATTCTGTCTTATATAATTATTGTAGTCCTGCATTTGAAAGTTATTATATGTGCTTGTATCAGTGGCATTATAACCCGTAGTTGGCATTGAATAAGTAGAACTATTCAAGTTAACATTATTTGCAGTAGGATTAAAGGTATTGGCATTTAATGATACAGTATTCGGTGTAGCCGTATATTGTTGAGTATCAAGATTATAATTATATTGTGAAGGATTATATGACTGCATATTATAATCCATAGTATTCGCTGTTGGATTATATAGTTGAGTATTATAATCCATTGTTACCGGAGTTGCATTATATCTTGAAGTATCATATTGAGTGCTGTAAGGATCAGCATTATATTGTTGGGTATTATAATTAACTGTATTTGCTGTCGGATTAAACGCATTTGTATTATAATTATATTGAAATGCCTGTGGATTATATGTCTGTGTGTTAACCGCAGCATTATTTGTTTGTGCATTATACTGTTGATTATTATAATTAACATAAGGAACTGACCCTGCTGCATATTGTCCGCCATTCAAAGACAACTGAGGAATTGCAGTTGTTGGCATCTGATAGTTATACCCGGCAGTAATATTCTGTTGAGGTATTGCAGTACCATCCGATTGATAATATTGAGGTTGTCCACTATTCGCCTGATTTATAATATTATTTAAAGTATTTGCGTAGTTACTGGTAACACCTTGCAACTGTTCCGATACACCGGATAGAAGAGAATTAACTGGTGTGGTAAGTTGACCCTGATAAGGAGAAATCATGGCGGCATTCGGGTTATTATTTATAGTTCTAAGTAAAGTATCAATACCCGCATTTTGCCCATATATTTGATTGGAACTTAAAGACTGAGGTTTAACACCACTACTAGAATTACTGCCACTTAATGCTCCACCAACAGCGGATCCTACCGCTCCTATTGCTGCTTCCATATTTAAGTTACCTCCCTCTGTACCACATATCCTATAGTATCATATTTTCCCCTATCTAGCAACCTTTTGGAGCATATATTTTTCTCCATGACAATACCCTGGATATATTTGCAGTTATTTACTTTGGCTACACTCTTTATATAATAATATATTCTACCTGCTGATACTGAGTTTAATTTCTTTGGAACAACTGCAATACCGTCAAGAAATAATATATCTTTCTCGATATGAAAGATTACAAAGCCAATGTTATCCCATATAAGAAAAGGTCTGGTACCAAACAAAGTATGAAAGGATTCAAGAACATTTTTTCTACTGACTTCCTCATCATAGAAACAACACAAGTCAGCCATCCACAACAAATCTTCTACTGTTGCGTGTCTTGGATTTTTCATTTATTTCTTCTCCTTATTCATTGGCAGAACAAATCCGCAGTCAGAACATGAGAAGTCTCGATTTAAATAAGAATTGCAATCTGGACATTTGGCTTTGGTACTTTTAAAAACTTCCAATAAAGCCTCAGTTTCTCTCCTATAATCCTCTAGTAATTGGGAAATATTATCAAATAAAAAATGCCGCTTAGTTTTTGTTTGTGCCATTTTTCTCACTCCTCCCCAAATAAGCCATGAGTAATTCTCTTGTCTGTTTGCTACTTTCCACAGATAAAGCCAAGGCTGTTGCCACATCCTGTAGTGCTTTTATGAGAACTTCTTTCTCATTTCTTTGTGCCTGTTCTCTATTCTTCCATGTGCAAAGTTCAAAGAATACTACAAGAAGAACAACTGAAAATGCAATTCCCAAATCCCCTATTGCTTTTATTGTTTCTGGATTACTAAAATCTGGCATAAATCACCTCCATTAATTTAATGCTATCCAACCTGCATTTGTATTTATATATACTTTAGACGTAACTGTATTATAATATATATCACCGTATTCTAAACTAACAGTTGGAGCACTGGCTAGATTACCTCTCCAGTTAGTAGTGCTTTTCCATCCTGCATATGTATATATATAGGTTTTAGCTGTAACCGTATTATAATATACATCACCATCGTTTATACCTGTAGTTGGAACGTAATTTAAATTACCTAACCAGTTAGTAGTATTTTTCCATCCTGCATATGTATATGTATATATTTTACCTACAGTAGTATTATAGTATGTATCACCGTATTCAATACCTGTAGTTGGAACAGTAGATTGATTACCTAGCCAATTAATAAGACTTTTCCAACTCGCGTTTGTATATGTATATGTTTTGCCTGTAACGGTATTATAATATGTATCACCATATTCTAAATCAGTTGCAGGAGCATCAGCAAGATTACCCCGCCATCTACAGGGTATACTATTAGCAAAAGCATTATATACTGAACTTGAGAATTTATTTAACTCTCGAATAAACTCAAGCATATATTTTTGTGTTGCTTCCCAATCCAACTCGCCAACTGTAACTGTTGGTTTTGGTATATCCTCTTTTACTCTAAATCTATGAATTAATAACATTTATACTACTCCCCTGTCTTTATACCAAAACACCAATTTTTTTAATTTAAAGTTTTCATCTATCATGTCATGTTCGAGTTTTATACAGAAGTATCTATTAGTATATGACATAGTTGGATTACCCAAACTATCAACGTCAAATCTTGGTAAATCAAGATATGTGGCATTATGATAGTCATTAACTGAAGTTGCCTGAATACTATATTTGGTATCTCCCCATATAATACTTTCACTGTCACCATCATAAGAAGTTCCAATAGTAGCAGTTATTCTACTATCTGCGTATAAATCCGAAGTTTCAAATATTAACTGAACTCTTTTTAATTCCTTTAAATGTGGGGAACCAAAATCAAATAATTTTGAAGTCCACATAGAATATATTGAGTAGGACCCGTCTGTTGGATCATCCTTTGGGTCATCTCGATAAAGAAGTGTCTCATTGAATACTCCACCATGTGATGTTCCATGCAATACATGGGGAATATTTCCTCCTAATCTATTCCAGGGAACAGAATAGCTCATCCACCAACTATTAAGTGATAACCAAGAATTATCCAGTTGAAGACCAAAACTATATAAAGCTGAATTGAGAGCAATCCTAGGATAATTATGCTTTGTCCAAGTTCCTTTGATATAACTATACGCTAACACTGGACAATTATAAGTTCCATCATTAAGACTAAACCATACTTCATTTATATCAGGTTTAATCATTCCAACTATAGTATTAACATAAGTCCATTTGAAGTATTTATCAATTATATTTCTTACATATGGAGTGCTGATTGAGACAACATTAACTCCATCGAATGTATAAAAGTCAGTGTCGTTTCCCATGAAGAATATCTGTTTACCAGTTGAAACTAGAGAACTTGGTGCTATACAACCAACAGGTTCATTTCTTTTAGTTATATTATATTTATAATTACCACCTATATATTCCATTTCATATATTGCTTCTTTTTTTGTTATAACTGTTATCTGACCAAGGTTTATACAACCAGTTATTTCGTCAGGAGTATCGTCAAGAAAATTCAAATAAGCGTCACTTGCTGGGTCTATAGTCCAATTAAAAGGATCGTTAATATCACTACAGTATACACCCGAGGGATAAGCTGTACCACCTATGGTTACATTGGCAGTCACAAGATGCTGAGAACAAAGACACATATATTTAGCAAGGTGACTAATAGGAGTTGTAAAGAACCCAGTTCCGTTATATGCTAATATTTTGTCAACACCGTTTGTAAATAAATACCAATGCGTTGATAGCCAGTTAATTCCGGTACATTTATCATCATCAGTTGCAGTTAATGAACCGGGTGTGGCTAACAAAGAAGTCCAGTAACCTGTTCCCGGATCATATGATTCAATGACTCTTTTAGTCATTCTCAATAAAGTCTTATCCATAGTATTAAAATCAACAAACACATCAAGTAATAATATTGGATCATTAGCACGGTCACCAAGTCTGTTTCCATATCCCACACGTTTTTGCAATACTCCGTATTTGGAAATTACATTAAGACAGTCAAATGCAGTGTTATCTGGTATCTGTGTTTCATCGAAATCAGATACCAGACCACCCATAAAATCATTTACTGCATATGCTTTTAATGTTGTTCCCATAATTAAATCCCCGTTGCTACTATAATCCCGCTGGCACATTCAATTCTATAGGGTAATCCCGTTACAGTATCTATAAGGGTTATTTCATTATTTAAAGAGTTTTGCAGTATTCCACATAGAAAACTACTAGAAAGTGTAATTGCTCCGGCGATAGTTCCAGTAATAACTATACTATGTGAACCATGTGCAACTGCAGGACAGGTTATAGTTCCAGAAATAATTCCACTTCCGTCAACTGTAAGAGTATGACTAGCGGATACTCCACCAACAGTAACTCCAGTAATTGTGTCGCTAATAGGCCAACCGATTCCTGATACTGTTATTGAACTACCCACCACTCCGTAATCGGGAGAAAATGCAGTAACAGGTGAATCCACTGTAAAGGCATCGGTATAAGTCAAAGTTCCAGTTACACTTGCTGCTATAATTATATCAGTTAAACCCGATGATATGACTGGACAGGTTATTGTACCCGAGAGAACACCACTGCCATCAACTGTAAGAGTATGACTGGCAGGCGTTCCACCAACAGTAACTCCAGTAATCGTATCACCAGCATCATAATTTGGGCCATTAACAGTTATACTCTGTCCAATCGGGCCATGAGTAGGAGTAAAAGTTGGCAGTTCCAATCCGAATATTAAGTTAGTTGTAGCGTGTTGACTACCCCCAAGGAATTTATGTCCGTCCGCACTAGTAAGCACGGTGTCAGTGTATAAACCCAAAGATGGATAGGTACCACAATTAGTCCAAGTTGTGCCACCATCTATAGAAACAATCAATTCTGGAAATGCATTCGTAACAACAATAACTGACCCGTCTGCATTTACATCTATTGTACGCCAGTCGTGATCGGTCGTTGCTAAATCAATACTCGTGTTTCTAGTCCATGTTGCACCACTGTCAGTAGAAATATATAGTGCGGATAACGTGTCACTCAACAAAAACATTTTTGTACCAGAATGATCCATAGCAGTGTAAAAAGCATATGAATATCCCAATGGTAAACACTCTGTCCAAGTTACTCCGCTATTTATTGAACGCATTGTTTTCCCATAAGGATAAACTGAACCAACTGCTAATATTATTGAAGCATCAAAGTTACAAGAACCGCCATCATAACTAGTACCATCCGTTAATAATGTTGTCCAAGAAGAACCATAATCTATTGACTTATAAATATTTCCGCCAATACTTATTAATATCGTATTCAAGTGGTCGGTAACTGCTCGGTAGGTACTTGCCAAATAAGAAGTCCAAGTTGCTCCACTATCTGCAGAAGTATATATTTTATTATCGGTGCTGTTATAAGCGACCAATTTATAAAAGCCCCCAACAAGATATTTACTTATTATTAAATCATGCCAGTTTTGGTCAAAATCACCTACTGGTTGTACCTCAGTCCAAGTAGCGCCACTATCAGTAGAAATATATAATCTGCCAACTCCTCCAACACGAGTGCATACAAATAAAGCAGTCATATTAAGATTTGATGCTACTGATCCACCTATATCTGGAACACCACTAGGGAGTAGTTCTGTCCATTGAATATTCATGTTATCCCCCTATACTAAGAATATATTTCCAACTGAGTTATATATTTCCCATTCAGTATCGGTTACTATACATACTAAAGAAATAGCATCATACTGTCCGGTATTTTGTATAAAACCTGAAGTACCAGTTGTTGTTGCTTGATTTGCAAAATGAATCAGTTGGTCTGTGTTTTGGGTTATCCTCCACCCTGTACTTCCTTTTCCATAAACTTTAAAAGACTGACCGACAACCGCAGTTGTTGGTAGTAGAAGTTCCAATCTTGATACTGGTTTATCAGTTATATAACCATGATTTATCTCAACAGTTTGGTCTGCATTAATTTCAATAGTATAATCTCCAGAACCAGAATTTATAGTTACCCAAGTAGTTCCATTCCAATAAGCAAATGTAGAAGGCCCGGTCTCCCAAATTAGAAGACCAGTATATTTATCAGCCGCCGCTACTGAAGTTCTAGTAGCAACAGGATATATTCTTGCTGATTTAGGTACATGGATTCCGTCAGCCGGAGTAGCAGGGGCAGGAGTAACAGGATGAGTAAAATAATGTTCCTTTGCAAATAAAGTATTAAGTCCGGTTTTTAACTCCCGTATCTCCTCTGCCCCATCACCAGCGTTATCAGTATCAGCCGGAGTTGTGGCATCGTACCATTCATGTGCCATACTATTTCACCTCTTTAATAATCTATGTGGAGGACACATTCTTGGATATATACATTTGGTTCTTATCTGTCTTTTTTTATCATCTCTTTTGATTCGTTTAATTATATCTGCAGATTTGGCTTCTGCTAATGCAACAAGATTATCCTCTCCTATATCTATACCAACATCCTTTAATGTTAACCATACAAGTAAATCAGGATAATTAATAGTTAAGAAATTTACATCATCATCATTAACCAAATCTTCTAGATTATCAACTGATATACTTACTCCGTATAAATACGAATCACCTGGTGTTGGAGATAATATTAATGCGTCACAAGAATCCCCAGAAGTTTGTCCTGTGGTAGTATAATCAATTAGTGAAACTGCACTTGGTTCTCCGGTTATATTATTGGTTGTTGCTAATGCTCCCTGTATTGCTCCATTATATCTTATTGTTTCCTGATATGGTTTAATAATAATATCATTGACAAACTCTCCAGTATCCTTATCGAACATCTTAACCCATTTTAATTGGGATATTCGTTGCGTTGTCAATACCGCGCTAAAAGGATATACCTCCTGACCAACTGCAGTCAAAAGCCAATATCCGGCAGAACTACCACCACTTGCATTGAAACCACTAATTACAGGAATTGCTGGTAAAGGTTGGGGAATTTTAGTAAGAAACCAATATGGATATTCTTTACAGAAACTTTTTTGTTGTGCATTTATCCATCCAATAATAGTAGTTTTTATTGTGGATATATTACGACCTGACTTAAAATATATTTCATTTAAGATTCCACTTAAATCCATATTGTTACCTCAATTACTTGGACTTCTTTTTTAAAGTCAACCTCTTAGATACCTTCCGTTCTGCCTTTTCTTCTTTTGGTTTCTCTTCTTCTTTTTCTTCTGGAAGTTCAATATCAAATTTCTGTTGTTTCTGTGCATGAAAAGCTTTTACAATCTCATCATAGTTGTCTGGAAGAGCATGAGAGTTTCTATCCTCATCAGATAGTGGGAATTTCAATTCAACAAGAGGTTCGCCATTTCTCATGTATTTTTCAACAACACTACCTGTATAGAACTTGAATGTTCTTGGATTGAAAATCAACTTGGACTTTCCATAGGCAACGACTTCCGCACAAGCAAGTATCTCTTTATGTGGATGTTCCTCTCTTGAACGCTCATCGAATGACATTATGGTCTTCATACTATCCTCCTTATTAAAATTATTGTAGGGAGGGAAAGAATAAATATATAGTGGATTTGGCTATTTTTCTTCCCTCCCTACAAATACATTACTTTACTGCTGGCCTGATATAAAGGATGGCATATCCTTTACCAGCCGTAGCAGCAACAGTCTTTACTTTCAACTTGAAAGTTGTGGTAGGCCCAAGCACAACAAATGGTGAATCTGCTCCTACTGTAACAGTAGTAGTACTATTATCCTTCAGACTATTAATCATAGTACCTACTGTCTGTGCGGTTGGAACTGTCAACAACATCAACTCATTATTAGAACTATCCAATAACGAAAGAGTTGAAGCACCATTTGTCTGAGTTGAGATAAGTATTCCCATCCCCGTAATTATTGTCCCTTCCGGCAACTGCAATAAAGACAATGTAGTTGACGTTAAAGAGGTCAAATCTGTCTCTATCATTATAGGGACTGGTATATTCGCATCCTGAAATAGAGGATCGGAATAAGGAGCCGTTGGTTTTTGAGACATATTATTCCCTCCTTTATTCTACGGTTGGACGAATATAGAGAATAGCATAACCCTGTCCTGTGGATGTAGCGGCAGTCTTCGTTTTTAGTTTGAATGCAGTATCAGCCGCTACCTGATAGAAAGGTGCAGTTGCATTGGCGTCAATAGTGGTAGAACTATTATCCTTCAGACTACTAACTATTTGCCCAACTGCAGTTCCCGTAGGAACATTCAGGAACATCTTCTCTACATCTGCGGCAGTAAGTAGAGTCAGAACTGCATCTCCGGTAGAACTGAATATCTTACTGCAAAGAAGACCAAGACCTGTAATAGTTACTGCATAGGGAAACTGAAGAGTCTCTGATGTTGCAGTAGTACCTTCCATATCAACAACGATAGGAACAAGGAATGGAATATTGGCATCCGCAAATAGAGCACTTGAATATGATGCGGTTGGTTTCTGAGACATTTAACTTCCTCCTTTGTTTATAGAATTGAATTTGGGAGAGGAGTCTCATACACCCCTCTCCCAAATTTCTTAGTTTAGGTTGAGAATACTCTTACAACGTGGGTTTCACCCTCAACTGAGTAATCCCATGTTAGTTTGAACCCAAGGATTGAATACCAAGCAACACCTTTATCCCGGCCATAATCAGTGGGGATTTTGGCCCGAATTTCTTCAGGAACCGCAATACCTTCAACAACAGGATCAGCACCGAAGAAGATTGCTTCACCGCAATTTGCGGTCATTGCATTGGAAAGAGTATTGGTTTCCCGAACGAAACGGCATTTATACATCCTTCCAACTTCACCCGAGAAGATTCTAGTTGGGTCTCCATAGTGCATAGCATCCTGCCATTCAGGGTCATCCATGATACCACGAAGCCACTGGATTGAAGCTACACACATATAGTCTTCACCATCATAAGCAGGAACATTGAGAGTCATCATCTTATCAATGATGTTCTTTATATCAGCAACCTGACCATTACGGGTAGCTGCAGTAATACAGGTTCCGTCATAGGCCCATGTTCCTGTTGGGGCCGCCGAAGTTCCAGAAGGCGTGTAGATAATATCTGTAGTCCGGAACTGAGTGGCGGCAGCAATGTCAAGAACAGTAGCCATATCATCCCGAAGAGCCTGTTGGATAATATTATTGGGGTCAAATTCAGAAAGTGCTTCGAGTTTTCCAGTGTAGTCAACTGAATTACCATATTCAGTAACGACCAAGGTATCCCGATAAATCGGGATTTTGGTCTTGGGGATAGGCACGAGTTCTGAAAGTGTACTTCCAGAAGTCAGCACCTTCCCAACTTTGTCGAAAGGAACAGTGTCACCTTTCTGTTTTCCAAAGTCAGGAACGGGTCTCACGAACTGACGAAATTTACATTGAGGGGCTGCAACCATTCTCAGTTGTTTACTGAGGACGGGGTTTGAAAGAAAACCCCCGTCTGCAGAAGTTGTCCAATTTTGAATAGTAGGCATTGGTTATTTCCTCCTTTTATTTTTTTATTGGGAGGCTGTCAACTCTCTGTCTGTTCTGTTGGTATTGCGCCCTAAACTTTATCCAATCCTCTTCATCAGAAATCTTGGGAGTATTAGGTGTATGATTAGAAGTTCCCGGCCCCGTTTTGGACGCCGGAATACCACTACCTCTAGGAGATACTCTTGTTGACCTTGCCTCTTCTTTTACACCACCGAGATATTCACGAGTCTTCTTAGCCGCCTCTTCCAATCTCTTTCTTGAAGTCATCTGAAAATTTGGGTCAACAACTTTGGCGTAATGAGCAAGTAATGCCTGATTTTCGTCTGGTTGAAACTCAGGGTTCTTCATAAGAAAATCTTCTATAACCAAGTTATTACCCACACGATATTCAATCGTTTGAGCAGCTTGATTGATAGCGACTCCCACCTCTTGCATAATCATTTGCCTCTGTTCCTTGGCCCACTTTTCAGGGTCTTCATAGAAATTGGTTGTGACTCTTGGTTCCTGATTTTGATTAGGAACCTGCTGAGGAAGATTCTGATTATAAAGTGCAACCAGTTCTTTATACTGTTTTGCTTCTTCAGTTGCTTGTGTCATCTTTCTTTCAGCTTCAGAATACGCCTTAGCCTGATCTTCTATTGTCCTAAACTTAGGTAGAAGATAATCAGGTTGCTCAGTAATTTCCGGGGTGTCGGATTGCTCGTCATTAACGAATCCTTCATTATCCGTATTTTCGTTTTCCATTTATACTTCCTCCTTAAATTCTCTCAACTTTATCCTGACGACTTGATTGTTCTGTTAAGAATTTTTCAATGTCATCAAGGAGTTGGAGTTTTGCTTGAATCATAAAAAGCCGTTTCTCATCAGTTGCGGACTTTATCTGATTGATAAATTTGTCCACTAAATGAGGTTTTAACCTGTCTCTAAAAAACAGGTCAAAAGATTTGGCCCCTCTTGATTCTGCCATAGTAACCATAATTTCATCAAGGTCACTACTTTTCGCTGACTTGAACATTCTTCCTACTTTCCTTTCTTTCCTCCCTTCTTACCACCACCGATAGTAACCAGTTTACCATCACGACTTTGAGTAATAGACATTTAATTCACCTCCTTTGACTTTATTATTAACCACTTTTCGTAATATTCTTTAATAGTATAATAACACATTTCCGTATTGGATGCAAGTATCAGGTAACACATAGTCATTATCTTCTACCACCTCTCTGCATTTGTTGTTGTAACTGTTGTATTATTTGTCTCGGGTCAGGTTGTCCCTGTTGTCCACCAAACATCTGTTGCTGAATCTGAGGATTCATAACTGGAGGTGGTACTGATTGTGGAGGTTGTCCGGGAATCACCTGACCACTTTGTAGTTCTTGTGAAGGTTGACCAGGAATAACCTGGTTATTTAACTGACCAGCAGCAGCCATCTGTTGCATAATCATTTGTTTCTGTTGTTCTGCGGCCTTGACTGGATCAAGAAGTATATCAGCAGAAGTCCAATTAAGACCTTCAAGAACTTTGTTTCCTAATTTATTCCAATCCATTTGAGAAGCTAACTGTTGGTTATTTCCTAACATATTCATAAAGGCATTTACTTTTTCTAATTCTGCCTGCCTGTTAAGCACAATAGATAATCCTGATACAGTTATTGCAAAGTCGCCCGCAAGTTCCTTATACCTGAGTTCGGGTGGTACTCCCCTAAGACTTCTTGCTTCTGGAACTGCTTTAACAAATTCTTCGTCTAAAAGGAAATACTCTATATTTTGCACGATGGTTTCATAAACTAATTTTACTAATGGAGTTAGAAAATGGTATTCAACATTTCTTGCCAGAGTATCGAACAAACTATTACTTTGTGCCAATTTCTGTGTCACTTCTGTTGCTGTTGGTCTTCCTTTCATTCTTGGAAGACCCGTCACATATTCTGTAACTCCCGAAGATTGTATCTCTCTATCAATTAATTGTGCCAAAGTAAATATAGATTGTGGTGGTTGTCCAAACTCAAGCACCCTAATTGGTTGGGGATTCTGTGTGTCATAATTTGTAGCCCATACCTTACCCGGAAATATACCATCATCAATATCAGATGGGTCTTCAAGAGCTTCTTTGTCAATTTGAAAGTTCTTTAGTATCGAGAAATTGTTGCTATCAATAGCTTGGTTAGCTAGTTCAGTTATGAGTTTAAATAATCCAATGTTAACACCAAGAAGTGATTTATGGTAAACGCCAAATGGTGTATCAATACTTCCTGTTATTACATATGGGCTTTTCTTATTTTTATTTGGATTTTCTATCGGTGCTTTAACAATATATTTCTTATTTGCAACTATAAACATACAGTTCTTATATACTAATCTGCCATCTTTATGATATACATTACCCCAATATTCATGTAAAACAACTTCTTTACGAGAAGCAGTAATGGAAGAGGGCATTTCCTTTCTTTCATTCTCTTCACTTTCTTCTTCCATATCTCTGTAATCTGACTCTAACTTATCCGCATTTATAAATACTCCATTATCTGCGGCTTCCATGAAATCACCGTAATCAATAACTGTTTTCTGTATTGTATATTTTCCCCTACCTGTAGGGTCAAGCCAAAAATCAAATGGAGAAATTAATTCAATAATGCAACCGCCATTTGAAAATCCATTAGTGTCACTTAACAGGTCTCCCTCATATGACCAGGTAACTTTATTAATAAGAAGATATGAAAGTAGTCCCGCCTTTACTGTTTTCCCAAATAGAAAAGGATACTCGTTCTTTTCAAGGAAATATTTCACCATTTTGGTGACAAGATTTATCTTTGCCTCTAATACTACATCGTCATTCCTGAATGTTTTCGTAATTGAGAACCAATCAGGAATAGTCATCAAGGCTCTCTGAAACATAGAGGTAACATTCTCAGTCATTGTAAATGTTCTCGGGATAACTTCTTTGCTCTGCCAGTCTGCCTTTCTGGAAAAGTCGTCTTCATTATTATACATGGAGACTATTTCCTGCCAAATATCTGCAAAGTTTTTCTTGGCATCATCTGCTTCAGTAAAAATAATATTGAACTGACTTATTAAATCCTCTTCACTAAACTCATCTTTGTAATAATTTATTGCTGGTTCTTCAAAAGGTTTCTCATAAATATTTGCATTTTGATTTTCCTCATCTCCCGGCATGGTATCCGTGAACATTGATGCCAATTCAGGATTAATAACAATCCCCGGTTGGGAGAAAGATGCAGTTGGGGGTTCAGTTGGCATTCCAGTCATCAATCTATTATCCATTATTTACAACCTCTATTCTTCTGCATATAATTGTAATAAGGAATCTTTGCCTTGTGCTTTCGACCCCCATTTTTTTTGCCCTGTTTGTTTTTATAATATCTGTCAAAATGATTTATAAGAAGATACCTCAAAGCATCCATAGGGTGTTCATAATATCCATCCTTCTTAGGACTAAGATCATCATCACCCTTTTGTATTTCCTCTTGGTCATAAACATAACCCAATTCAAATCCCTCAATCAAAAGTTCACAATCTTCATCACTGAATAGAAGACATGGAGTGCCATCTCTCAAAGTATTCAACATTGTTTCTGTCAATGATATACCATAGGACACAGAAGTGTATTTGAACTTGGCCCGGATACCATTCTTCTTTAATATACTAATGGAGGATTCACCTTTATCACTCCTTTGTGCTCCTGCCGGGTCGCAGTAATCTATGAAACCTGCATTCTCGGGAAAGAGTTTCCCGCTTTCCTTGATGATTTTCTTAGCAAACATATCAAGGTTTATCTCTTTTTCCATTGTAACCTTGAGAGTATGACACTTACCATCAATATCTTGGGCATAAACTACTGCGGGATGCACAAATCCAAAGTCCCAGGAGCGTAGAACTGGTGTGAATTTATTGTAACCAACAGTGCTTTTAACATGAATTTCTCTGCGGAATGACCTCTTATATATTGGAGTTCCTCTGAGGGCGACGCCAAACTCACCATGCAACTTCTGTCTTGCCAATGCTGGCAAATCCTTGTAGGCTTTTTCCATGTTCTTAATATATATTTCAGGCAAATTAACTTTGTTATCATATATACTGGCAATAACATAGTAATAACCCTCTCTTCTCGTCTCAGGGTTAATGAATAAATCATATAACCAATGGTCTTTAGATGGTGAGTTTGCAGCAAATAGAGCCAGAGGATGACCTATATTGAATCTCCTTCTATCCAATAATGTATCACAAAATTTTTGTTGTGTTTCCTGAGCCTCATCAAATGCAAATCCTGTTATTTCCAATGAACCAAATTTATCTAACTCATCCAAAGACCTGAATAGAAGTTTTGACCCTCCCGGCAATTCAAATATATTTTCTTCTTTTTTCTCATTATATGGTATATTATATTTATTAAGGACATCAACCCTTAAAGTTTCCTTGGTTGTATCCTCTAATTCCCTGAATGTTTTACGGCATATGGCCCATTTACTACCTGGATATTTGAAACAGTTCCATAATACTTCCCAACATAACCATGTTGTCTTTGCACTTCCTGGTGCTCCTGAATACATAACTGCATCGGCATCATCCAATCTACATAACTTATGAGCCTCTGCTTGTTTTGCATGAGGAGTATAAGAGATAATCTTGAGTTTTCTTTCTGGTGTGATTATATTACCCACACTACTCCTCTTTAGAAGGCATATTGGATATGAACTCAATACTTAAAGGTTTGTCAGTCTTCAGGTCAGTAATCTTAATTGTTGGAATCTTTTTACTCAATATTTCTCGGGCAGCGGCCAGTCTATTTTCGGCCTTACCATATCCCATAAGTATCTCTTCCAACACAAGAACTGCATTCAGGGATGCTCGTTCTAATTCCTTGTTTGCGGCCAGGATAGGGTCAAGAACCCGTAATATATCCTGCTCTTCCTCATAATTTTCGTAAGTGATTCCGGTGACAAGACTTCTCAGTTTAGGTGAAATCTTTTCATTAAGGTCAGGGATTATCTTCAGCCTTTTCTTTTCCTTAACCAATATACTCTTGGCTTTCTTTTTGCTAATTGCGTTCTTCATTTATATATCCCCCTTGATATTTTAAATATATATATAAGCATTAACTGCAGTGCCAGTCTGAGTATCAGGATTTATTACAACGACATCTACACTTCCAGCGGTATGAGCCGGGGCAAGTGCAGTAATCCTACTGGCACTCACAAAAGTCACACCTGTTGCAGGGGTTCCCCCAAAGGTAACAGTGCATCCTGTAATAAAATAAAAGCCATCTATTGTTACAAGTGTTCCTCCTGTTGTGCTTCCACCCGCCGGAAGCAAAGGAAGGTCAATCACAGGAGCCACAGCCAACTTCGCAGGAATATTCCAAGGACATGAAGCAGCAATCTGGCTTATCTTTAAGCAACATGAATACTTATGCCTCTTGGGAGTTCTACACCTATCCCCATATATTTTCCCGCAGTTAAGAAAAGGACAAATCATATAAGGACTATTTGTGCAAGTTGCTAGAGTTGGCATCTACTTCCTCCTTTTTTTCTTCAAGGTTTCCAATAGTTGTGATATAAGTCGGCTTATAGTCATCTGACAAAATTCCAGATAAACAATAATCTTTCTTCCCCCTACTCTTTCTTCTTTCTTCCTCATCAGCACTTACCTTATATGAAGATGGACTTCCAATATCATCATCAGCATCGTTCATCCGTTCTCTCCTCCACGTTCTTCCCATCATTTTTTCCTTCCTTTATATAAGGGTCACATCCCAAGAAATAAAAATACACCTCACAAAGAGTATATCACTCGAACATCTGTTCTGTCAACTATCAGTCAAAACCAAAATAATTGATAAGAGTGGCATAAGAATTAATTCAAAGAGAATTATATTGATATAATTCTTCAATACTAATATAAATCTTCTAATATCAGTATTTTAAATTTCAAAGTCAAATATCTATATATCGGTAGAAAGTGTTAATACTAATATATACCCCCATGTCTTTATAGATATATTAATATAATGTTATATAGAATAGATTCCCTCAGATTCCAAGCGTGTAATAATGTATATGTAGAGAGCATAGATGATAAGTATTACTGTATGATAACTTACATCATTCATTCTTATTTGTTTACATATACAATATATTATATGTGGTAGGAAAGCATTTGCTCCCCCTTTCAAAATCATTCCTCCTCTGTGCCGATAATACAGTATATGTAGAACCAAGCCAAACATAGACACTTTAATGCCGACTGAGGCTCATACCCCCTAGTATTATATTACAGGAAATATTACTATATGGATATATTACTATATTGGTATAATCACCACCAGGCAGTGAAGTATGAATGAAAAAGATTATACTGATATATTAGTATATTGATATATAAAAAAAAATTTTTACAATTTGCACATGAAAAAGAAGGAAAATTTAAAAAGATGTCGAATAACCAGGGACATCACCCAGAGCGAGGATTGAAGCCCAAGAAGACGAAAGGAAAGGAGAGTAAAAACACTGGATAACAGGCATCAATAAACGAAAGAAAGGAAGAAAAGAACATGAATACACTACAAGAAAAGGCACAGAACATAGAGGAGAAAACAAAGAAGTATTATTTCAATCAGAAGGAGAGGAGAAAAAGAGTCGTAACAGTGACCTCTCCACTGGTATTTCAACCTCTCCCGGAATACTTGGAGGATGACCAAGAAGAATACTGCAACAGACTTCAATCCTATATTCCTGCAAGTGAAAGGGCATTAAGCGACTACGAACACCACGAATTGAGAATGATAAAATCCTGTATGCCTAAAGAGGGTCAGGGTATTCGCGAAACTTCGCTTGAATCCTTGCATAAATGGTGTGATGAAAATGGTTTAAGACATGAATGTTTGCACGGATTCCTAAAAAAAGGAAGTGATTATTTAACGAATGACAACAAGAGGAAAGCTTTGATGCGGTTAGTAAAGGCTTATTGTTCTTCGTTTATCATCTTTTCCTCTTCCGATGCGGTTTTTCCTATCGTTAAAGAGGAGGATATTCAAAAAGGGTTCATAATAATTTAATATTGAAAAAGGACAAAAAAAATCCCCGCGAATGTTTTGTCTTCGCGGGGATTTTTTTGTCCTCCAAGCTTCAACCTATGATATTGAAGGAGAGCCGTTTACCACTTGGAAGGCTCATCCAACCGTGAGAGGTTCCATAAACCAAGTTTGTTGAAACCTTCCCTTGAGCGTCTGGCTTAGGCTGTCTCCCTGAACCGTATGTTATTTTCAGGGTTACACCCGTGTTAGTTTCTTCAATCTGAACCTTCTCTGCTTGTGGTGAAGTTATTCTTGTTGCCAAAGTATTTTCACCTCCTTTCGTTTTAAGATAACCTCCTTTCGTGTTTATCACAAAGGCTTTTCATCCTCCTGCTAATCGTGTGATACTACCTTTCGGCTATTCATGCGGTTCTTCGGGGTTTTTGTGTTTTCGGCAATTCTTCTGCAATTCAAGGCAGGGAAAAAATTTATATCCAATAATCTTTTAGAATGTTGGTTATGATATTTCAGCGATAATATTATTCAACCTCTATATTTAGCACTAAAGCAGAAATTCAATATCAATATATTCGTATATCTATATTATAGGCAAAATAGTAATATTAAATATAAATACAACTAGATTATAAATATTGATATATACTCTTAATATTAGTATAATATATTAGTATTATAGGTTAAATATTAGTATAATTAGTGTCATATTATTGGTTAAATAGTAATATTTTAGATAAGATATGCCGGATAATACTAATATATTAGATCATGTAATACCTTAAATATAGATATTATTGTCCATATATTTCCTGCCTATTGTATTTTCAAAATATAGATATGTCTTTAAATATTAATATTCAAATACAATATTAATATAGGTATTCCATAGGTGGCGAAAACGGGCGGAAAACGGCTTGGCAAGCCGAAAGGTAGTATCACACGATTAGCAGGAGGACAATTCGACGCCGAGATAGCGCACGCGATATTAAATGCAAGGGAGGTTAAAGTAAATGCCAATATTGAACTTAACACTAAATGAATTAACTGATAAACAGAAACGACTTGGATTCATTGAACTTAATGAAGATGATAAAGCAGAGATTAAAAGACTACTTACATTCTTTGAGATTCCTTCTCCTGATGAATCATGGGCAAGGGCATTGAACTTAGCCTCTATTGCCCAATTCTGCACGATAGATTTCAAGCTTAAAGGGTATGTTCTTATTGATTGTGAGTCCCACTTTATGCAGGACTTGGCAAATGCAATTCAAGATTTGAATATGATTCCTGTTCGTGTTCTTGAGGATACGGAAGGAACATATTGGATTGGTTATAAGTTCTAAAATTACGAAGATTATACTCGGCTAGGTAGAACCAGATGAAGGTTTCCCCTTCAAGTCTGGAGTCTAGTAGCTACCGAAAATGAAAAGCCGATTGTAATATTCCCGGTTGCCCGAATGTTGCATAGAGTATCTTATATTTGGGAGCAACACCGGGTAGATTAAATACCTGCCCGGCGCGATTATAATTGGGAGTTATAGCCAAACACCGCCACACTTGATTTGTTGTAAAGGGTGTTGCTGAGTCTATGCTCCCATAACTTTTAAGAATAGATGAGATATAACTATTTAAGAATAGGTATTCCATCCTACTAAATATAAACAATAAAGAAAGAGGTGTAATAATGGATCCAGAAATAGGTTCAGTAGTTATTAGGGGAAAAGAATACGTCCCGAAAGAAGATTTAGCCAAAACGATGGAGGGAATGAACTATGTGATAATCCGGGCGAAAGAGGCAGGAGTTTTTGCGGGGTATTTAAAAAACCGAAATAAGGACGAGGTAGTATTACTTCAAGCACGAAGAATATATTATTGGGATGGGGCCGCTACCCTTTCTCAATTAGCTATGGAGGGTGTTTCTAAACCTCAAAATTGTAAATTTCCCCAAGAAATTTCTACCGATATTACAATCTTAGGTGTAATAGAGGTAATATCTTGCACTGAGAAAGCCAGAATAAGCATTAAGAAGGTGCAAGCATGGCGAAATTAAGTGATGGTTCTGGTTCTGGTTCTGGTTCTGGTTATGGTGATGGTTATGGTGATGGTTATGGTTCTGGTTCTGGTTATGGTGATGGTT